CCGACGACCTGCGGTTCGTGGACCCGGACAAGCGGACGCAGCGATTCCCGCACCTGGACTTCCGCGAGGGCGACCCAGACCATCGTCCGCAGCGTACGGCCAACTCGGAGGAGCGGCAGGAAAAGCAGCCTGAGCCGAACGTGGTTCCCGTCATTTTGCCGCAACAGACGGACGCCAACTTCCGCGTTGCTCCGGGCTCGCTCACAGACATTGCTGGCAACGGGCAGGCGGCGCAGGTCAACGTCAACAACGTCGTGGCGGCCCGGCCCGTTGCGGGCCTGCCGATTGCCATGCTGGACTCGCAGGGCAATCGTCTTGTCGGAAAGGCGCCCCGCGCTCAGGTCGGCCAGAACGACGGCACCGCCCGAATGGACGTCCAGGAGACAGGCCGGGAGGTTCTCTGGAACCTCCAGTTGCTGAACCGCTCGGACTACAACGTCGTCACCAAGATCGAGTACGTCACAGGCAAGGGGCTCGAGGTCACCTACGAACGCATCAAGGCGTGGGATCAGCAGAAGAAAGAAGTGGACACCATCCCCGTCGAGGAACGGCCTGTAGTCACGGACATCATCGACGACGAACGGGGCCTGCGGGGCCGCCGCCGAATCATTCCCGTATTCGAGTCGCGAGGGGAGTCGCACAGCTACTTCAACACGTACCGGATTGGGACGTTTGAGGATGACTGGCCGATCGGCGAGTCCAAGGAAATCACGCAGGTTTGGCCAGAGTCCGGCCTCAAGGTCGATGTCTGGAACTACACGCACGCCATCGCGGACACTCCGGGCGAGAAGTACGTCCTGTTCGCCGCCAGGACCGAGAGCAAGGTTCCTCCGGAGCCCGAAGACCCGGAAGCGCCGATACTGGACGCCACTCGCCTGGACGACCCACAGCCGAAGGTGACCGTCGGCCCATTGTTCGACGTCAATGGCGAGCTCGTAGAGAAAGAACCCGACGGAGTTCATGAGCCCCAAGTCGAGTACGTGGCCATCGAGATCCAGAACGCCGAAGAATGCACGGCCTTCAGCTCGCTCAACGGCCTGACGGTGGACCTGCTGGACGGATTCGATGCCGACGTTCCTTCGGCTCTGTCCTACAAGACGAGCGAGGAAGGCGATGAGCCGTGCCTCATGTGGCGGTCGCATGAAGTTGATGTGCTGACCAACGTCACGCTGGAATCGGGCGGTCTAGTGTTTGAGCACAAGAAACTGTGGGTGCTTGCTGAGGAACTGCTGGATCCGATTGTGATCCCCGTCGATCCCTGCCCGCCGCCGGAGCCTGACCCGGAGCCGCCGCCCGAGCCCGACCCTGATCCACCGCCAGAGTACCCGTAGGCATGCCCCTTTATCTCAACAACGGAAGTCTGCTGCTGAGCCCTGGCGGCCTGGCCGCATCGTCGTCGTGCTGCTGCGACGATGTATGCTCTGAGACGGCCGACTGTCAGCAGCCAGAAGGAGATCCCGTCAACTGCGTAGACATCTTGCCTGAGGCGCCGGTTGTGTGCTGCAACGGCGTGTGCAAGCCATGGGCATGCTACCCGGGAGCATATATCAGGTTGCAGTTTCGCAAGAAAGTTGGATGCACAGCCGCCTTCTTGGCTGGCATTGAAGAAGGCGAAGAGTTTGAGGTCGTTGTGATTGACGACGGGCTGATCTGCCCAGACTCACAGCGCAATTTTTCCGCACCATGCGATACAAGCTGGACGACTTCCCGCCCAAACTGCGTGATTACAGATGTGGCGTTTTCTACTGTTGGCCTTCCGCTGTGCGCGGCGTGCTATGAGTTTCTCGGATGGTCGGCATGCCGCATCGACTGCCGCCCGGGAGCGGCGTTCGGAGACTGCTGGATATGACTTCAAGCTCTGCAATCTATGGAACCAAATGCGATTGCCAGCCTGCTGGCGATCTCTTTGAATGCACGTGCCAGTGCGGCGTGACCATCAAGTCCAAAAAGCGGCATGTGTTTCATATTTGCCCGGCCCCAGTTGAGCCGCTCGCAGGGACGCTCGGCGAGCCGCCGCGTCCAGTCTCCCTGCTCCAGAAGGCCACAAACTTCGCCGCCTCCCTGGCGAGCCACGTAGCCGCCGGGATGCCGCAGGCCAGCGAGGAAGAGGTGGCCCGCCGGTTCGCCATCTGCGAGGGCTGCGAGCACTACGACGGCAAGGCGTGCAAGCAATGCGGGTGCCCGGTCGTCCGAGAAAAGCAGTTCATCAGCAAACTGGCGTGGGCGGATCAGTCCTGCCCGGTGGGGAAATGGGGGCCGGTCGCCGGAAAATAGCCCCCTGGCGGACATAAACCATACGGGCGCCCGCGTACGGCACCCGCCCCCCAAGAGATCGCTCGCCGTGACATCGTTCATGAACCCAGCCGGACCGCTCTCCAGGCTGAAGGGCGGCAGCTCGCGCCAGTCCGGAGAATCAAGCGAGACTTACGACCACTCTGGCCTGGCTGAGCACATCAAGCGCCAGGATGCCGTCGACTCGCTGCGGGGCTCCAAGTTCGCAGCAAACTACCAGGGGGACATCCCGTCCGCCGTAGAGGCCGGTAATCGCGTGCGCAACGCCGTCGCCGGCCTCCGGGAGGTCACGCCCGACGCCACCGAGCGCGATCCCCACAAGCTCAAAATGCCGCTCGTTCTCGTGCGCAGCCGGTCATCAAGCGGCTCTCTTAGCTCGGACGGCCCAGAGGCAGCTTGGGGCGACCCTGAGCAGGGGCCGCCGCTCCCGGGCGAGGGCGAGAAGCCGAAGGGCAACGGCCTGGTGTTTGGGCAGTTTGATCCGAAGTTTTTCCCCAAGTAGCTCGCGGAGTGACGCGGATGGCATACGCATACGGCAACCAGTACGGCTTCGGCAGTGGAGAGCACGAATCCACGCGCACCCAAAAGGCCGCCTGGGGCCAGCAGCGCTCCATGGCCCAGCAGCAGGATCGTGACTCGTGGGAGCGCGGCCGGGAAATGTACGAGCGCGGCCTCCAGCAGCAGGAGCAGCAGCGCCGCCAGTACGACTCCCAGACCGCTCGAGGCGTCGGCGAGAAAAAGTACGACGTCCTGGCTGGGCTTGCTAAGGGCATGAACCAAGGCGGCATGGGCCAGTTCTGGCCGTACGGCGGCAGCAATACGTTTATGTCGCGCCGGATTGGCGGACAGGGGATGCAGTCATGAACGGCGTACTGTCGGGCCTGCGCGGTAACCCTAACGTCAGCGCCATGCGCTCCGGCCTGGATGCGCAGGCCGACGCCAGTCGCGGCATGGAGTCTGCCAAGTTCGACCAAGACATGGGCATGCAGCGCGCCCAGCAGGACAGCCGTGAGCGTCAACAGCGTGCTCAGCTCAACGCCCAGAAAGCCACCTCTGACGCGGCGGCACGCACTCAGAATCGCGGCCTGGACGCTCGCATGGCCAACATGAACATGAATCACGCCTTTAGCTACGCAGGCCTTCAGAAGCAGAACCAGCTCAAGTGGCAGCAGGCGCTGCTCAACAACCTGGCGGGTGAACTGTAGTGGCCGTATCCATGGACAGATCGCTGCCGTCTAGCGCTCGCTCGCCGCTGCGCCCGCCGCCGGCGACCCAAAGCATGGCGCCCCAGATGGACGATCGTCGGGTCGCAGCTCAGACCAACAACCTCTATGCTCGAACTGGCGCTCGCGAGATGGGCCTGCAGGACATGGACCGAGCGGGCGTGTCGCGGGGCAAGGGCCAGCAGTTCCGGGCAGAAATGGCCGGCGCCGCCCAAGATAGCGCCAACCGCGCCGACGCCTTGCGGTCCGAGATGGGCGCCAGCCAAGCCAATGTTGCAGCAGCCCAGCAATATGACGCCATGCAGCGATCGGAGCGCCTTGCCAGCGAGGGCCTCCTGCAGAACCTCCGTGACTCCGAGCGCCAGGAGCGCCTGGCGCAGCGGGCCTCCGGGATGGACAGCTACGACGCCTGGATGCGCGGGCAGCTGGGCCTCGCTTCCATGCAGCTCGACTACACCCCGCTGCTGCGCCAGCTGTTTTCCAACTAAGGAGCCCTTCCATGTCCATTGACTCCGCCTCTGATCTCGCCGATCTGGCCGACAAGCTCGACGACGACGATGTTGCCAAGCTGCCCGCCAGCGTGCTCAAGAAGATGGTCCGCGCCCTCAAGGCCAAGCGGCTCGCCGAACGCGAGGCCGATGAGTCTGGGGAGGACAAGGCGGAAGAGGAGCGCGAAAAGCTCGCCAGCCTGCACGAGGAGCAGAAGGGCAAGGCCCCGAAGGTACCAGTCAGCAAGGACGACCTGCCGGAGGGCCTGGCCGAAGACGACGACGAAGACCCGAAGCCCAAGAAGAAGGGCTAGGGTGGCGGCATGGGTGCACTCGATCGCGTCCTGGCCAATGCCGCAGAGGCGGCCGCTGGGTCTCCCAGCAGTCGCGTGCGCGCAGCAATGCGGGCTCGCTCGACCGCCCGTAAGGGCTATGACCCGCAGGCTGCGGCCGACCTGAGTGTCAACGCTGCCGTGCGCCAGGCCGCTGGCGGGGAGCTGCCGGACGCGGGGCCCGCAGCGACCAGCGTCAGCGCTGATGCCGCTTGGGATCCAGCAGCCCGCAATCCCAATCGCGTCGGCCCCGTCAATCAGGCCCGCAGTACGCCTGTCGCCGTGCAGGTGGCAGACGACCTGGAGCAAACGCTGCTCGAGGCGATGGACATCGCCACCGACGCCGACGGCGTTTTGGGCGTCAACGAGCAAGTGTTCGAGGACCTGGAGCGTCGCCTCAAGGTCATCGGCAGCGGCGGGCCGGTTGAGCAACAGGCAGTTCAGATCCTGGCGCAACGCTATGGCGTCCCGGCCGGGACCTCGCTGGACGAAGCTGTTACCACAATCTCAGAAGGTCTCGCCGGCCAGCGCATGTCGCTGTATCAGCGCGAGCCGAACGTGATCGACTCTCGCCTGGAACGGGTCTCCGACAACCCGTTCCCTGAGCGCCCCAGCTCGCTGGAGGGATTCCCGACGGCCGACGAGAAGTTCGACCCCGTCGAGGTCGAGGAGGTGGTGCGCATCCCGCGCTTCGAGTACGACCAGCTTGGCCGGCTGAAGGTGGATGGCGACGGGAATCCGCTGCCGCGCATCGACCCAGAGACTAACCTGCCGACGTTCGAGCCGGTGCGACAACGGCGCCTGGTGCCGCAGCGCACCGTAGACGGCGTGTCAGCGGTGATGCCGTCGGGCGAGTTCACGACCATCGGCCGGCGACGGTCGGGCTCGGACGGCAACCGTTCCGCCGAAGAGGTTGTGTTTGTCCTGGATCGCGGAGACGGCACCTACCAGCTGTCGCGGATCACCGACTCTGGCGGATATGACAACCAGATCATCGACGAGGGCCAGCTTGGCCGCCTTCTCGTCGAGACCGGCTACGAGCGCATCTCTGGCCCCGAGCTGGGATTCTCTGTCCAGGCGCCGACCGAAGGCGACGCAGACGCTCTCGGCAAGATGCTGTTCGAGTCTCTGCAGCCCGGAGCCGCTACTCCCGGCCAGGCCGCAGAGGTCGTGCGCCGGATCTCCGAAATCGGCCAGGTGTTCGATGGCGCTCTGGCCGAGCGGGCCTTGCGGGCGGCTGGCTTTCAGGACGTCGGCAACGAGCTCTCTACCGGCCTTCAGCTTCTGGAGCGGGCCCGAGAGATGGCGGCGTCGGAGGCGCTTCAGCGCGCAGCACCCGCGCCTGGTGCCGCCGCTGGGCCTGCAACCACCACCTCCACCGTCGAGGTGCGGCCGCCCAGATCCGACCCCAGTCGCGGCGCCGTCACCATGGACGCCACGAGCGAGCCCTTGCGTCGCGCCAGGGACCTTTCCCAAAACCAGCAGCTACTGACGCCGGATCAGCGCTCCGCCCAGGAGGCAGCGGAAGGCATTGTGTCCGGTCCGACTGGCGGCCAGGTAGACATGGTGTCCGGCCCGGCTGACGCCACGACGTTTTTGGGTCCCGACGGCCAGCCTCTCACTGCGACCTTCGACCCGACCTCGTTGTTCTCGGATGCCGCGCCGCCGCTGTTCCCGCCCGCCGGTCGGTTCCAGCAAGGCATTCTGGGCGGCCTGCAACAGTACGGCATTCCGGCCAGTGGTCCGGGCTCCTCGTCCGTCTCGGTGGGCGGGGTCTTTGGCGACGGCACTGTGATGGACACGGGCACTCTGCCTGGCTCCGTCCCTGTCACGATGGACGCCAGCCTGTCGATGCCCGACCGCCTGGACGTGCTGCAGGGCCTCAGCGACGTGGCGACGCCAGCCACGCCGGTCATGAACTTTGATTTCTCCGGCGACTGGTCCCGAGCGGCAGGGCGCGGGTCGGCGGTGAATGCGACCTGGCGCAACAAGGACTACGACCAGCCCGTTCGGGTCACTGGCTTTGCTGGCGAGTTCGGCGGCGTGCGCTACTACACGATTGAGGGCAGCGGCACGGCCATTCCGGAGCCCGAGCTGGACTTTGGCGGCTCCGCTCCTCCCGGCGCGACTCGCTCTGGACCGACGGTCGCCGGCACTGTCGACGTCGGCGGCGTGGATTTCGCCCGTGCGGCTGACCCAGACTCTGCGGACGCCGCGCAACAGCAGTTCGCCGAGCTGGCCAATCGCGAGGCCGCCACGAAGGCTGCTCTCAACACATTCGCCGACGAACCAACAGATGACGTCGTGCAAATCTGGCGGCGCATGGAGGAGCTGCGTGCGTTCGAGCCGGCGTTTGCCGAGCTGGACGTCACCGAGCAGTTTGAGATGGCGCGGATGAGCCGTGATCAGCTGCAGGAGCTGGCCGACGACATCTCGCTCGAGATCTCCGAAACCCCCAACCCGAACACGTTCACGCAGTCGCAGAGCGTCGCCAGTCCGACCAGCGGCAATCAGTTCTCTACGGCCCAGAACCTGCCGCCCGTTACGCTGTCTCGCACCCAGCGCGTGCGCCAGGCAGCAGATCCCAGTGCCCCGCAGGCCACCGTCTCCGACGACCCCAGCGACGTCGCCTTTGGCATGAACCCCAGCCGACGGCCGCCGAGCAATCGGCGCGCCACTGAGCAGCGCGCCACCATTCTCCAGGCCCGCCTCGAAGCCGCCGACCGGACCGAGCGTCTGCTGAATCAGGTCGAGAAGATGTACAGCCCGCCGCCGCTCCGGGCCGGCGAGGACCCGCCACTGCCCAGCACGCCCGAGCAGGTGGTGGCATTCGTGCGGGGCTCAGGAGACTTCTTCCGCCTGCCGAAGTCCGATCAGGCCACCGTGCTGGAGGCTGTCGCCTCGCCAGCGCAGGCGACCGCGCTGATGGACAGCACGATTGCCAGCAAGCGCGCCGTCCGCGACGAGCTTCGCGCTTTGGGGCCTGCTCCGGATCGTGCCGCCGGGACGGACAACGTAGGCTCAGATCCGCTCGATACGCCCGATGACGTCACCGACATCCCGCAGCAGCGCGACGAGGCGCAGGCAGAACTTGACGAGTCCACTGCCAACGCCCAGTTCTACAACGAGCAGCGCGCCAATGCTGGTGGTCGTCGTGCCCTGTCGCTGCGGCGGGCTCAAGATGTCGTTCGTCGGGTGCTGGGCATCAAGAGCCGCGATCGCCTGCCGCTGGCATTCCGCGACTACGACTCCCGGTTCGGCCGCCGGATCAGCGCCACCGACATCCAGCGCCTCGACAGCGCAGACGCCCTGATTCGGAAATACGGCAGCATGACCGACGAGCAGTACCAGGCGCTCGCGGCCCGCAACACCGACCTGCCCGCGAGCAGGGACGCTCATGTAGCCAAGCTGGCAAAAGAGTGGAGAGTCCTGGCGCGCCGTATCGGCAATGACACCGTGCAGGACGCCGGATCCAGCGGCGAGAACCAGGCCCGCCTGGTCCAAAACCTGCTATCCGACAATCCGCAAACGCGCCTGCAAGCACTGCGCGAGCTGTTCTCTGTCACGGGCGTACGCAACGAAGCCGGCGAGAGAGCCGGCGAGGACGGCCTGCAGGTCCTGCGCATGCTCGCCAACGACCCGGCGTACGGTTCCGTCGAGAACGTGCTGTATGACGTCCTGAATCGCGACCAGTCCATCCGCAACCCCGAGCTGTCCCGAGCTCCCGTTGTCGATGAATCGGGCGCCTCTCTGATGGATCGCCAGCGAGACCAGTCGTTCGTCGCGGACGAAGCCGACGTGAGAAGTCGCAACACTAACACCGGCGTCCCGCCTGCGGCAGGGCTGGGCCCTGAGTCCTTGCGCGAGGTGTCCCGCCGTCTGGCAGAAGACATCGGCCCGGCGGAGGGCCGTCAGCTTACGCGGGCCGATCTGCAGGAAGCCGGGCTGGAGCCGACGTTCTTGCCGGACGAAGGTCCTGCGGTGCGCCCCTCATTCATCGACCGCCTGCGCGGCTATCTGCCATTCCTGCGACGCCAGGCTGACGCGGCCCCCGCGAGCCCGCAGGTCGTCACGCGCCAGGGGCTGGACACCGCTGAGCAGGAGATTGCCGCCGCCTCCACTCCGGAGGAAATGAACGCAATCCTGGCGCGCATCAACAGCACCCGCGAACAGACACTCGCCAGGCTGGACGACACCAACGACCCGCCTGTGGCTGACGGCGACGGCGTCGAGCGCTCTGCACGCCAGCAGATCGAGGAGCGTGCCAATGCGCTGACTGCCACCTGGCGCCGCCGCATGGAGCGCATGCAGGCCGCAGAGGCGTCGCGCGTCGACGGCGATGCCGACGTGGAACCTGCAGAGGAGGGCCAGGACAGCGCCTTTGCGGCCGCTTACGGCGAGGCGATCGAGGCGGGCAGTGACATGCGCGAGGCGATCCGGGCCGGCCAGGCTGCCCAGCAGGCAGCTTCTGCTGCTGCGGGCGTGCTGCCGCGTAAGCCAGTTGCCGGCGTGGCGCAGGAGGCCGTCGAGCGCCTCCAGGAGCAAGCATTCCGAAACGCCAGCCTGCATCCGGTAACGGCCGAACAGGCCGCCGCCGACGGGCTGGAGATCGAGGTCCCAGAGCATGTGGCTGAACGAGTGGACTACGAGCTGCGCCGTCGAGCCACCGCTCGCCAAATCGCTGCAGAGCGCGGCGAGGAGCCTGAGGAGTTCGCCACGCAGCTTCCAAGCCTAAGCGTCAACCTGAAGCAGAGGCGCGCCGGAGTTTCGTTCCTTGACGAAAATGAGAAGGTTGTTGTGCTTGAGGGGAGACTTCGCACAAAGGACGAGCCCGAGACGGACGGCCCGGCTCCGGTGCCGTTCCGCAACTCCGCGATCATCTCATGGAGCCCGGATGGGGGCGTGCAGATCCGCCAGCGACGTCTGTCGCGGAACGACCCGGACCCCGAGTGGGTGCGCCGCCAGAAGATCCACGAGGCTGCCAAGTCCGGCAACACGGCGCAGATCCTCGCCCTGATCCCGCCGGCTGCATCTGCAGACGATGTGGCTGAGGCGGCCGGTCGAGCGGCCGACGATGGCGCCGCTCCGGCCTCTCCAACTGCCCGCCCGCAAGAAGACGTCATGGAAGATTTCTCCCGCCCGCGAGACCCAGAGGGCGAGCTTGAAGAGCCCAAGCCCTACGATTCTGACGAGCTGGACTCTACCCCCGACGAGGATCGCATCGGCGACGACATCGAGGCCAGCCTTGAAGATCCGGTGCCTGGTCCGGGCCGCCGTCGTGCCGAAGAGGAGTACGAGGCCGAGCAGGCCCGCAAGGCTGGCAAGGGCAAGCGGGGCGGAAAGGACAGGGGCAGGCCTGGCCTCACGGCTCGCCGGGCGGCAGCGGGCGCAGTCGGTGCCGGCGTCGTCGGCATTGGCGGCGGATCGGCCGTAAACACGGGCCTCAATGCTCTACTCGGCGGCGCCGGTGGTGGCGTCGGCATGGGCTTTGCCCCAGCCTCCGCTTACGGCGAAGAAGCCCCCATTGTGGCCGAACGGGACATAAATACCTCAGAGGAGCCGGCCGGCTCGCAGGTTCGCAGCGCCCGACAGCGGCTGCGATACCTGACTTCCCAGAACCCGCTCCCCTATTAGGCAGCCTCACATGGACCCAGCAGATCAGATCAGGGCGCGGCTGCGTGAGATGCAGGGGCTGACGGGATTTCCGGCTGACCAGCTCGCTGGCGCCATGGGCCCTGACGTCGCAGAAGTGGAGTTCGTCGATCGGTTCAAGAGTCAGCTGCAGGCACGGGAGGCCAAGCAGGCTGCGGAGCGCCAGGAGGCCGACAGTCAGGCTCGCAAGGCCCGCTCCGAGCGCGAGGGGATGGCCGCTGCCGTCGCCGATGCCGGGCCAGAGATGCGTCGCACGGACGCACTGTCGGCTCCTGGACTCGAGGACTCCGCCTGGCAGGAGAGCGACGAGCTTGTTCTTCCGGGCGTGCCTGCGGCCCCCGCGCCCACCGCTCCAGCCCAGCCCTCAAACCCGTTTAGTGTTGGTGCCAGACGACCGCCGTTCCGAGCGCCAAACCCGGCGCAAGACATGGCGGACGATCGCCGCCGCTCGCGCGAAGCCGGTGCTGCTGCAGCTGCCTCTGCCGCGCCGGCAGCTACTGCGGCTCGGGCAGCCCAGCAGCGGAGGTCAGAGGAAAAGGGCCTGCAAGCGCGCGCCCGCGCTCCAGGCGGGCTGAACGTGCCTCCGGCGCGGGTGGAGGCGGACCGCGCTGCGGCACAAACTGCCACTGCCAGGCCCGCTCCGGCCCGCTCCGGGCCAGACGACCTGCGGGAGCGGAAGGATCGGGCCCGCGAGAGCAAGGAGCTCGCTCAATACCGCATCGACATGGATCGGTACGACGCCGAGCGCCTTGCCTGGCAGACCGAGTACGACAACGCCGTCGAGGCAGGCGACCTTCCCCGCGCCGAAACACTCGCCGCCGCCGAGCCGCAGCCTCCGACCCCGCCGCAGTCCGTGACCGGCGGCCTGGACGAGAACGAAGTCAAGGCGGTCTGGGACCACGACAACGACCCCGCCACGCCGCGCATTGCTGAGACTGCCGAGCAGTCTCTTGCCTGGCTGAAAGCAAACGACCCGAAGGCTTATGAGCGCCTGGCCCGCCAAGCACAGGCCGCCGTCGGGACCGACAAAGAGTCGCTCCGGGAGTGGGCGTCGGCGCAGTTTGGCGAGATGGAGCCGGGTGATCGTCGCAAGGCCATGCAGCGCTCTGGCTCCATGCTCAACGCCAACGACGAGCGCGTGAACTTCGTGATGCCGCAGGGCGCCAGGGGCGGCATCGGCGACAGCGGCAGGGGCCGAGCGCCCCGAGCGCCAGAGGGCCGCCAGGCACTGGACCCGCGCACCGGCCAGCCGATCATTGTGCGCGATCCCTTCAATCAGAATCGCGTCGAGCCGATCCCCGCTCCGCGTGGGGGCCTGCTCGGCACGCCAGGCGGTACGCGCATGCCGGCACCGCAGAACCAGGCGGCGCTGGGCGCAGGCGGGCTGGGGATTGAGAGCCTCGATAGCTTCCCCGTCAACCCGGAGGCCATGACGCCGCAGTGGCGCGAACAGATGATGGGCATTGGCCTGATGGCCTTCGGCCTGGATCGCGAAGACTTCGCCGAAGGACCTGAAGGCGACGATATGTTTATCGCCTCCACGCAGCGGCTGCTCGACCGACACCAGCAGAAGGTGGCGGCTGGCTTCGTGGTCCGGCCGTCGATCACCGGCGGATACACCTACGAGCCCGGCCAGGCCATGCAGGAACAGCGGGCCGCGAACGCCCGAGACAAGGACACGAACTCGTTCCTTGCGGCCAGGCCGGCGATCAACGACACAGACGGTGCGGCCGAGCTCCAGGGCGCCGCCACCCCCGCCGAACGGCGCCAGATCAAGGCGCGCCTGCGGCAGCAGGACCAGGAGGAACGCCGCCAGGCACTCAACGACGCCCGCAGCAAAGAGGCGGACCAGAAGAACCGCAACAACCCCGCTCGCGCACCGGGCATGTTCCGTGATTCGCTGGCGGCGGCGGGCAACGACCCTCAGGCGCAGGCTGCCGTCTACCGCAACTTCGGCATGCCGCGCGAAGCCGAGCGCATTCTCGCCATGGAGAATCAGCGCTTTGCCGTCGAGCAGGCCGGGTTGACGGAGCGGGCAAAGGCAGATGCTGAGCGCGAGCCCAATGGCCTGGACCTCATGATCCAGGCTGACAACCAGATCGTAGGCGGTCTGCTCGACGAAGACCCCACGCAGCCTCTGAATGCCGACACGGCCATCGATATGTACGACAGGGTGCACAGTCCGGAGGGCAAGCCCATGGGCCCGGACAAGGCCCGTGACGGTGTCGGTCGGCTGCTTGTTCAGTCTGGTCGACCTGCGGCAATGGCGCACCCGATCGTTCAGGGTGTGCTGGACGACATCTACACAAACATCGGGTGGGCTCGCAGCGACGAGCCGGACAACGTGGGCTTCGTTGGCAAGCGCGAGTTCTTCATCCTCGAGGCTCGCAGGCGGCTCAACATGGACGAGAAAACCGCCGGCGCGATGTTTGATCGCCGCAAGGGTACGGCTGTGGAGCAGGCGCCAGCAGAAGGCCAAGTGGCGGCCGGAGCAGCGCAATGACCTTGCGCGAGGCCAGCCATGGCAGACTTCCTGCGTAACTTCTACACGGGCCAGGACATTGCCGACGCTGCACTGTCTCCGGCCCGCAAGGCCCAGCTGCTCGCGCAGGTCGACGCTGGAGGCGGCGGCCTAGTCTCGGACATCGCCTGGCTGCTCGACACTCCGGGAGCCATGGTGCGCGGGGCGCTCTCGGGGACCGGTGCCCTGAACGCCCTCTCCCAGACCTCTGAGGAGCGGACCGACGGGCGGGAGCTGCTGCGCCAGGCTGGCCTGGCTGGGAGCGAGGACAATTGGGGGAACTTTTTTGGGGGGCTCGCCACTGAGGTAGTCCTAGACCCCCTCTCCATGCTGTCTGGCCCAGTCAAGGCCCTGTCCCCAGCCGGCAAGCTGGCCGCCAAGTCAGGCCTGCTCCAGAGGGCGCCCGAGCTGCTGTCGCGCAAGTTCATCGCGACCGGCGGGGCTGGCATGGCGCCCGAGCTGGCGGAGCGGGCCGCCCGGTCAGCGGGCAATCTGGCCGGCGAGGTGCCCAGCCGCACCAGCGTGGCCGGTAGGCCCCTTATTGGGCGCCGTGCGGCCCAGCGCTACGGGACCCTGCAGGACCTCCTGGACTACGCCGACGACCCGGAGATGGCGCGCAAGAGCCTCCTGGACGCTGTCAGGGGTGACGAGGCTCGCCTGGATGCCCTGCTGCCACGCCGACTGGGCGGCGATCTGGGGATCGGGCTGCCGCTGGGGGCCCCCAAGTTGTCGGTCAACCTGCCTGGTGGCGGCGCCTACACGGACGCCATGGACTCCCTGATGTCGACGATCCGGTGGAGTCCGGCTGGCCGGGCGGTCAGCGCCGTCTTCGACAACAAGGTGGGCCAGGCCACCGACGCCCAGTCGCAGGCGATCTACTCAGGTGCCGACCAGGCACGCCAGCGGGCCCAAGCCGAAGCCCGCCGCGAAGCCACGTACCAGGCTGCCCGCCTGTACCAAACTTCGCCAGAAACATTCACTGAAGAAGGGAATCGGGCGCTCGGCCGGCTCATTGAGCAGCCCGCCGAGAACGCATTCCAGTCCGCCGACGACGTCTTCGCCTCAAACCACCCGGCCGCCAGGCAATACGTCCAGTGGTGGAAGGAGCGCGCCGACGAGCTGGCCGACGAGTTCACGGAAGCAGGCCTTCGGGGCGCCCGCTTCTCTGATCCCAACGTCTCTGGCTACCTTCCGCGCCGCGCCGACGGACTCCTTCAGCAGGCGGGCTACAACGACCCCAGTCTGGGTCGCGTGCTGAGCACGCTCACCAGCGACCAGGCGCAGCGCACCGGCGAGCTGATGGTGCCTGGCGGGCGTGACGTCATCTCCTTTGACTTGAGCCGCGATCCGTTTATTGCCGGCGGGAAGCGCCTGGCCAAGAACGACGAGGAGGCAGCGCAGTACATCGCCGAGAAGCTGTTCGGGAAGCGCTTTAACCCGGACGACGAAGGGATCCGCGCCTTCGACCAAGAGTACGCCTACGGCACGAAGTACTGGTCGAAGACGCCTGACGGTCGCGATGTCTTCAGCCCGCGCGCCGGAGCTGCTCAGGAGTTTGAAGCCGGCGGAGTCGGGGACAACTGGGCAGATACGCGAGACTGGCAGGACCTGTTCACCGAGCCAGGCTCCACTCCGTACTCGAAAGAGCAGCTCAAGCAAGCTCGCGGCCTGGCGCAGATCATGCACCGCCTGCCGGACAACGTCATCAAGGACGTGCCGCTCTTCGGCCAGCACCCCACGCAGACCATTGCGCGCTACATGGAGGGGCGGGCTGGTGCGAAGGCGACGATGACGGCGATCTATGACTCGCTGGCCGCAAGCACCAACATGGATCCTGCCAACCTCGCCGATGGCGGGAAGCACATCTCGATGTCGGAAGCCCTGCAGCGGGTGGGCGGACGCAACACCGCTGACGATGTCGGCGAGGTAGGGGCGCGAGAGCAGATGCGCAGCCGGCTGGCGCAGCGCATCGGCGCCGACCCGGACAAGGTTGACCTGTCCAACCTCTCGGTTTCGGAGGATCTGGTCAACAAGCTCACTCGGGCCCGCGAAGGCTTTGAGCAGCCGCAGGTGGCGGCCGACTTTAACCGCGCCCTGTCGCAGTACTTCAGGGCACTCAAGAGCGGGCTGCTGTCCTGGCCGCGCCGGATCGTGCGCGACATGCTCAGCGGCGCCTACAGCAACTGGCTGGAGGGCGCCCTCGACGTGCGGGCCCTGCCGGTCGTAAAGCAGCTGTGGGGTGCGATTGCAGGAGGGCCGTTCGTCACCGGCAAGGACATCGCCCGCATCTCAGCGTTCGATCCTCAGGCTGTTGCGTACCTGAAGACCATGCCGCGCTACGCCTCGAAGGCGGCAGACGAGGTCGCTGCTGAGTTCTACGCCGACCTGTCTGCGTCTGGCTTGCTTGACGCCGGGCGCGCGATGGACCGTGAGGCCATCGTCTCGAGCGGGAACGTCGCCGACCTTCTTCCCGGCGTGGATCCGCAGACGTTCCTGTTCGGCCAGAACTCTGCCGTAAGGGAGCTGGCAAGCAGGAACTGGAATCCGTTCAGCACGAACTACCGCACTGGGTTCGTGAACCTGGACTTCTTCGACGCCGACAAGAACCCGATCTCGCGGGCCGGCACGAAGGCTGGAAACCTCTCCGACGCAATCAATCGACTCACTGGCTACCTGTCGCTGCTGCGGCAGGGTGTCGACCCGATGGAGGCGGCCCGCCGCATGAAGCGGGCGCACGTGGACTACGCCAGCCTCACGCCGGTGGAGCGGTACATCCGAGACAACTTCGTGCCGTTCTATGCCTATGCGCGAAACGTCACGCAGGAAGTTCTCCGCCAGATCGCCGAGCAGCCGGGTGGACGCTACGGGCAGGGGCTGCGTGCGTACGCGCGGGCCCAAGAGTCGGGCGACGAGTACGTGCCCGAGAACATCCGCATGCAGGGCGGCGTGGCCATCGACCCCGAAGACCCGATGCTGGGGTGGCTGACGGACCCCGATCGCACCACGACCACCTACTACACCGGCCTGAGCGATCTGCCTGGCATCAGCCAGCTCAACATGTTCGATCCGGATTCCCGCCAGCAGACCGCCAGCAATCTGTTGCAGATGCTGAATCCTCTCTATCGCACGGGCGGAGAGCTGCTGACGGGCGTCGACGCGTTCTACGGTGCGCCGATCAACGAGGTCTCGCGTGGTTATGGGCCAGTTAGCAAGCTGACACGCGCCGTCACGGGCGACGACGATGCCGGGTACGGCCTTTTGTCTGTCGGCCTAGACAAGGCCACCGACCTGATCCCCTACGCGTCGCGGCCACTGCGCACGGCGACAGCCCTGTTCAACCCCGACACCAAGCTGCCGCTCTCCACGAACGCCTTCGTGACGTCCTTCAACGAGCTGGGCGCCGGACGGCTGAGGGACGCCACTGCCGAAGACGTCCGCCGGGACCAGATCCGGCGGCTGCAGAAGCTGGCCTCGCCCTACACCCGGGACATCACCATCCCCACGATCCCGAAGGGCATGGAGGGGCGGGTACCGCAGAACGCCTCCGACGCCCTGGAACTGTCACGGGAGATCCAGGAGGAGGGACGGCAGCTCCGCCGCCGGCGACTCGAGGGTCGGTTCCAGGGCTACTGAGACATGAGCGGCGGTGGCCCGGAGGCTGCCCCGACGAGCTGGGTCTGGTCCAGGTAGTGCCTGGCGGCCAGCCCTGGCGTCCTGTGCCCCAGGAACCACTGCGCCCGGCCGGGCTGGGTCATCTCGACGTGCGTCGCGGCGCTCCGGCGCAGCCACCGCCCGCTCCCGGCCGGCAGTCCGCAGCTGGCTATCAGCAGCCGCATGAACTTGAAGCTCTGCCGGCGACAGCACACCCACCCCAGAACCGTCCCATCCTTGCTTTCCTGAAACATTCGGTCCACGAGATCCCGAGTCGCCTGAGAGATCACCCTGGTGCAGGGTACGTTCGTTTTCGACGTGACCCAGCCGACGGCCAGCCCATGGAAGTTCTCCTTCCTCCAGGAGAAAACGTCGCCGTACCGGGCTCCGGTTTCGTAGGCCAGCATGGTCCAGCACTGCAAGAACAGGCCGAGATTGGCGCCGTTGCGCAGGCGCTTGCGAGAAAATTTCTCCGCCCCCTTGACCAGCGCCCGGCACTCTGCCATAGTCCACGCCCGTACAGCCTTGGCAGGGACCTTGATCCGCATGACGCCCCTTGGGGCATCGGCAATCAGGCCCTCCTCCCAGGCGTACCGCCAGAGAGTGAGCAGGACCCTTCGGTCATTGGCGACGCTCGACGGCGACAAGGATTCTTGGCGTGCACGGAGGTAGGAATTTACGGCCCGTGCCGTAAATGCGGGCATTTTCGCGGCAAGGTTGGTCATCTGCGCTGCGTACTTGGCGCAGCACTCACGCTCTGCCAGGTAGCGAGCGGCGACACACTTTGGACTCACAGGCAAACCCCTTTGGTAGGTAGTATGCCCCACACTTTGGACCCAATTGCCCCCAGCTCGACAAGCTGGGGGTCGCAGGTTCGAGTCCTGCATCGCCCATTGCCGTACGGATCGACCGCACGGGAGGGGGAGGGTAATTCCGATTACCACTCCTCTCCCGGCTGGTCGAAGTCACAACTCTGGGACCACGCCAAACGGGGCTCTAGGTACTTCTACCTTCGCCACGTCGCAAAGTCCATAAAGTCGGAAGAATCCTCCGCCCTCTCGCACGGCACCCGGCTGCATCGGTGGCTGGAAGTCGGGGACAGGCTGTGGGACGAGCTGGTCGTCCCACCTTCCGAAGTCCTGACGGACACGGGACTTATCGGCAAGAAAGCCCTGGCGTGGGTGGCCGAGAATGCTCCCGGCCGCGAGCCCGTTTCCTCTAAGGAAATGGCCCAGCTCCGCTATGAGGCGGATGCCGTCATGGGCCACAAGGCCGCCCGGCGCCTGATCGAGGCGGCTGTCGCACACGAGGTCAGTGTTCGGTGGACAGGCCCGGATGGCGACCTGCTTCGGTGCAGGCCGGACCTGGTCTCGGAAGAAGCGTGGGTCGACCTCAAGACCACGAGAGAAGAGGACATCCTCTCGAGCTTCTGGCAGTCCGTAAAGGACTACGGCTATCACGCGCAGGATGCGCATTACCAGTGGGGCATGGAAGGGCTGGGCATGGAGGCCCGCCCGCTGGTTTTCATCGTCGTCTCGACGGCGCCGTCTCACGACTGCTGCGTCGTCACGCTGCCTCAGGAGTGGGTCGCTGAAGGGCGACGCCGGCTCCTGAGATCTCTGGCGGACATTCGCGTCCGCATGGACCTCGACTACTGGTTGCCGGACCAGCATGGCGAGGTCATTGAACTTCCAGTTCCGGCGCATGTCATGCGAGGGACCGTATGAGCGAGACCGCTGTTGCCTACAAGAAGATCTACACCGCCCTGAACCGCTGCCCCGACGGCACCGGCGAGCTGGCTGCCGCACTGGCGAAGGCCGTGCCTGGCTTTCTGCCGCTGGTCCGCAATCGGGTCAGCCACTTTGCCAAGAAGGGGCCGGACGGAAAGCCCATTCCTGACTACGCCGACCTGGCCCAGTGCCACAAGTCGGCGGCCAAGTCGCTGGCTGAGCAGGGGCTGGCGGTAGTCCAAACGCTGACGAACAACAGTGAGGGCGAGATGGTGCTGTGCACCCAGCTCCTGCACTCCAGCGGCCAGTACATCGAAAGCCTGATCCCGATCAAGCAGGCCACCAGCCCTCAGCAGATGGCGGCTTCGATTACCTACGCCCGCCGCACGGCGTACTGCGCAATGCTCGGCCTGGCTGCCGACGACGACGACGACGGGGCCACTGCAGAGCAGGCGTCTGCCGGCGCCGACCTGGCTGACACGGCCCGCGTTGGGTCCCTGGCGATGGCCGCACTGGAAGCAGCCAAAAACCCGAACGATCGGGCTTCCGTGCTGGCGCGTGCCTCCAAGAGTGTGCAGGAGGGTCGCATGAACATGGCTCAGCTGCAGGCCATGAAGGACCGGGCGGTCGAGATCGACGCCGACGAGGCCAAGAAACAGGGGTCCGCCCGTCGCCGACCCGCTGCCGTCGCCGCTGACGCCGGAACCTGAGGAGGGCCGCCCCAGTGATCAACAAGGAACTCATCGACCTGTGCCGCACCGTCGTTGGTGCGATCCAGGAGAGCGACAGCTTTGACGCCAGCCAGCTCCGGAGGCTGCTGATCCACATCGTGCCTCAGCTGCTCGCCGAACTCGACATCCTGGCCAACGTGCTGGAGTCCGTCCTATCCCAACGGATGCCAGTCGTGCCTCCGGAGCGGGAGCCCGAGCCCGCTCCGGAGGCCTCTCCCAAGAAGCGGAAGAAGCACAAGAAGGGGAAGGGCCGGGCATGAAGCTGCGAGAGAACCAACGGACGGCGGTCTCTGCTGTGTGCCAGGCCGCCAAGCGCGGCGAGCGGCGGATCGTGGTGTGCCAGCCTGTCGGATCCGGCAAGACCGAGATCATTGCCGAGCTGTGCCGGCTCGGACGGAGGCCTCTTGTGGTGGCCCCGCTGTTGGACCTGATGCGTCAGGCCCGCGACCGGCTGGAGATGCGGCTGGGAGAGAAGTGCGACATCGAGCAGGGGGCGATGGTTGCCGAGTCGGTGGAGGGGCTGCGACGCCGAGTTATCGTCGGCTCTCGTGACAGCCTGCTCTCCCGGTCCCGATACAAAGCCAAAGCCTACGACGACGTCAGCCTGGTCTGCATCGACGAGTGCCACGTCGGGATCACGCCTCGCCTGGAGGCCATGCTGGAGCACTTCCAGAATCGGGGCGCCACGATCGTTGGCTTCTCGGCCACGCCCTACAAGGGGAAGGGCAAGGCATTGCGCTGGTGGCCTCGCCCGCAGGTCGTCTACTCGCTGAGAGAGGGCATCGACGACGGCTATCTGGTCTCGCCCAAGTGCTTTCTTTCGCAATCGACAGCGCTCGATATGTCGGCGGTCGATGAGGTGGCCGGAGACTGGGACAAGAAGCAGCTTGCCGCTGTGCTGACGGCCGAGCATTTCGTCCAGGAAGTCAGCAGCCTCGTGCTGCAGACCCACGCCCAGCAGCCGTCGGTCGTGTATGCGGCCTGCGTCCGGCAGGCGGAGCTGTTGTCTGAGGTGTTCAGCCGCTACGGAGTGCCGGCTGCCATCGTCCACTCCCGCCAGAATCCGCTGGTGCGGAAGGACAACATGACCGCCTTCCTGTCCGGGCAGGCCAAGATCATTGTCAATGTGGGCATTCTGGGGTACGGCTGGGACTTCCCCGAACTCCGCAATATCTATATGGCGACGCCCACTCGCTCGCTGTCCCGCTACGAGCAGCGGCTGGGGCGCGGGACACGGGCTCTGCATGGCGTGATCCAGGCGGACATGACCCGCGAGGAGCGACGGGCGGCGATCGCCGCCAGCGAGAAGCCGCACTTCAACGTCTGGGACGTCACTGACAGCAGCCGCAAGCACCAGCTTCTGTCGGCCCTCGATGTCCTGGACGCCAAGATCCTGGAGAGCAAACGTCGGCGGCAGCTCAGCAAGGACCTGGCCGCTTCCGACGAGGGCGTCGCCTTTGAGGATGCCGTCAGGGAGCTGGACGCGCTGGAGTCAGCAGAGCGCGAGCAGGAGCGTGAGGCGCTGCGCGAGAAGCGCAGGGGCCTGCTTGTCGGGGTCACCTTCGAGCACGACTCTCGTGACCTGTTCGCCGAGCCGGTGGAGCAGAAGAAGAAGCGCGGCTGGCGCATGCTCTGGAACGGGAAGTATCGCGGCGAGCTGATCGAAAATATTCCGTCTGGCTACTTGCGCTTCGTCATGAAGAGCGCTAAAAAGAAGGACGCTTTCACGGACGCCGTTTCGCGAGAGCTTGCCCGAAGGGATGCGGGCGGCCCAGTCACGCAGGGCTCAGTCAATGGCGAGCGAAGGAGCGCTTGATGGCCGCTACGTTTGCGAGATCGGCATGTCGATGGCTGTTGAGCGGCTGCTCCGCTCCGGCTATCAAGTCGCTCTTCCGATCATTGACGACGGGTACGACATCCTGGCGTTGGATGGCCGGCGTTGCTGGCGGCTCCAAGTCAAGGCTACCGCCCGGACGGCCGGCAAGAACAAGACCCGAGTGCGGATCTCTCGCGGGGGGCGCAAGCAACTGCGCTACGACGCGAGTCAGGTCGACGCCTTCGTCATTGCGAACATATCGACCGGGATGCTGCTCTGCGTTCCGTTCGGGAAGGCATCCGGCAAGAGCTGGATCAACTTCTCAATCGGCACCCAGTACGCCGACTTCCAAATCCTGAGGGGCATCAAGCCACACAAGAACTGACCGACAACACGAACGGCTGCGCGGGTTGGGTGAACCTCTGGCGCGCAGACGCATGACTCGCGACCAGAAGGGATTTGGACGACAGCGAGTAGGCCAGCCGCAAGCGACAGGGCCAAGTCCGACGGTCAGCACTCATGGCCGTTAAGCAGGTCGTATGTCACCCGCCGGTGCGGCAGGGTGGCCACCCGAAAGCGTCCTAACGAGCAGCGGACAGGGTGGCGGCTAACCACAGCATCACGCTGGGGATTAGTCGCCGTCCACCCATTGCGAGCCTTCAAGCAACAGACAGGGTTGGGTAATAGGGGCTTATGAGCACTGACTATCAGGTCTCTCTACTGAGAGTTACTGGGGCCAATGGAGAACAAGCCGTTGTGGCTTGCGTGAACGGCGACGCTGGTGGCGTGCTTGGCGTCGGCGATGAGGAAGGCTGGCTTGGTCCCTGCGAGGACGTACCCAGCGTTGTGCTTGACTGCACGGAGGTGATTCAGTTGACGAACCCGAAGGATGTCAGCGCCCTCGCGGCCTGGCTCTCTGCTGCTGCCGTGTGGCTGCAGGTTCAGCTTCTAACCAAGGAGACGCCATGAGCAAGTTCATTGGCAAAGCCCTCAAAGCCATCTTCGAGGACGGCGTGGGGTGCAGGTCGATCGTGGAGGCTATCGGCGGGGCGATCCGTCGCCGGCCGGTTGTGATCCTGGAGATCCGGGATGTTCAGGCCGGGTCGGACCAGCGTGCGGTGTATCGCTGGGAGGCCAGCTTCTCCAGCTACGACGAGGCGATCGCATTTGATGAGGCGGTGCGTGCCGCCTGCGAGCATGTGTCCAGGGAGGAGGAATGAGCAATGCAGTTCTTGGAGCCTTCGCCAGTGAGTTTCAGTTTTGCGCTGTCTGCTGGTCGCGAGCCAGCCTTCACATTCACCATCTCGTCGGGGGCGCCGGCCGGAAGCACGACCGCCGCAACCTGCTGCGCCTCTGCATGTGGTGCCACGACGGGCTCCACAGCGGCGGACAGCACGACCTCTCGAAGGGAATGTGCCTCACCGCCAAGCGAGAGGTGGACGACCAGCACTACGACCCAGAGTTCCTGGCTTCCCTCCGACTGCGACGACATTTGGGTTACGGGCCAGAGCCGTACCCCGAACGCGTTCTTCGGTTCCGGCGTCGCAACGGTTTCCCGGTGGAGCTTCTAGACATGGCCATCAATAGCCGTCGGAAAGGGAAGGTCGGGGAGCTGGAGGCTGCGGCCGAGCTGAATCGGGTTGCTCCGGGAGCCCATGCCCGGCGGTCCCAGCAGCACAGCGGGACGGAGAGCGCATCCGACCTCATTGCTCCTGGCCTGCCTGGCCTGTGGCTGGAGGTCAAGCGAGTTCAGTCCCTGAACATTCAGGCGGTGATGGAGAAGTCGCTCGAGCAGTGCGGCTCGCTGGCCCCCGTGCTCCTGCACAGGAAGAACGGGACGGACTGGCTGGTGACCTGCCGGCTGAGCGACTTGGCAACGGTGGCCGGTGAGATCCTGAGGGCTGGGTGATGGCAGGCGATCATCACTTTTCAATCAACGGAGTGAAGTGGCTATGGCGCTACACGGTCCTTCGCGGAGCGGCCCAGGGGTGGACGTACATGCCAGACCCCAAGAACCTGTACGTCAAGAAAAAGGTGCTCGTCGACACGCGGCTCCAGGGCCGAGCTCGACTGAACACCGAGATCCACGAGTTCCTGCACGCCGCCAACCCGACGCAGAGCGAGGAGCACGTCACCCAGCAGGGCGACGACCTGACCCGGATCCTGTGGGCGCTGGGCTACCGGCTCAAGGAGGGCCGATGACGGTCTCGCTGGAGTGGTACGAGCTGAGCCGAGCGGCGCTCGTGGGCGTGTCCCGGAACGTCGAGGCCATGCGCATGGGCTGCCAGAACCGGATGCCAATCAACGACGAGTGGTCAATTCATGTGCTCGGTGCTTGCGGCGAGTGCGCGTTCGCCAAAGCCACAGGCCGCTACTGGAGCGGAGGGGTCAACACCTTCAAGGCGGCAGCCGATGTGGGGCGTGAGATCGAGGTGCGCACCCGCTCCAAGCACACCTACGACCTGATCGTCCGGCGCGACGACAGCGATTCGAGCGCTTTCGTGCTGGTCACTGGGGGGCCGAAGGACTTCGTGGTGCACGGGTGGATGCGAGGCGAAGACGCCAAGCGGCCTGAGTTCCTGGCTGATCACGGCAATCACGGGGCGGCGTTCTTTGTTCCCAAGAGCGCTCTGCGCCCCATGCACGAACTGGAGGGCCGACTGTGAACACCACCACCATGCAGACGTTCTCTGGCAAGCTCATCGACCTGGCCAAGTTCACGCACCTGGACGTCAGGCTGGCTGACATCTCTCACGCCCTGAGCATGATCAACCGGTTCACTGGTCACAGCACCTCGCCCTACTCAGTGGCCCAGCACAGCGTCCACGTGAGCCGGCTGCTGCCCGACGACCTGGCACTCTGGGGCCTGCTGCATGACGCCAGCGAAGCCTACTTGGGAGATGTCGCCACGCCGCTCAAGTCCCTACTGCCGTGCTACCAGGAGATCGAGGAGCGGGTGCAGCGGGCCGTTGCTCGCGCCTTTGGTATGCGCTGGCCGATCCCGGAGCCGGTGAAGCTGGCGGACCGCGCGGCGCTCGCGGCAGAGAAGGCTGCCCTGTTTTCGGTGCAGCACGACTGGGGATTGGGTGAGTGCATGCCGGCCAGGATCGGCGTCCCGCTCCCCTGGTACGAAGCCAAGTCAGAGTTTGAGTCCCGGTTCAAGGAGATGGTGAAATGAAGAGTGTTGTGCAGATGGAGAGCGAGCGAGTGAAGTACCAGAGCGGTGCGGTGCGGTCCTCCGATGCGGAGGCGACGCGGTACGACCTGGTCAGTCCGATTGGCCTGGCTGCCGTAGCGCAGGCCTGCGCAGAGGGCGCGGAGAAATACGGCGACTACAACTGGGAGCGCGGCATGCCGGCTCGCGACATGATCAACCACGCCCTGCGGCATGTGTACCTGTTTCTGGGAGGGGACAGGAACGAGGACCATCTGGGCCACGCCGCCTGGAATCTGATGGGCGCAATTCACTCTCTTGAGGTGTGGCCGGAGCTCAATGAGGGGACTCTTCGTACCGGCTTTTGCGAGGCGCCAGTTAAGTGACCACAGAAACGAGGGAATGGAGTCCCTCTTTCGATGCCGAGCAGGCGTGGAAGGACTTCATGGTGGGCGTCATGGCCCACACGGTAACGCTGTGTAAGTGGCTGGGTAAAAAGCACTCGGCCCGCCGGATTGCGATGCGGCAAAACGGCCCCAGCCGGCAGCTCTACAACGCTGCCGTCGCCTGGAGGTGGGTGTTTTGGGGGCCCGAGAGCGAGCTGACTCTGGAGGAGGTCTGCCTGCATCTCGGAGTAAGCGCCCCCAGAGTGCGTTCCAGGATCATGGCAGAGAGTGGGGCGCACGGGGACATAAACCAAGTGGTGGCGAAAGTCCTGTACTTGGCGGAGGTGGAGTATGCCCAGCATTGCCGAAAAGCTCCGCGTTCTGGTGGAGTGGTCGCCGTTGATTGGGCTGGTCTCCGCCGTTACCGGAGCGTCTACCCCGTTGGATCGAGCGTTGAAGATTTTTGCCGTGTTGCGCTGGGTCGCGGACAAGACGGACACGCAAATCGACGACCACGTAGTCGATCTGCTCGAGGACATTCTCAAGACGCCAGAGGGCCAGGCCCTGTTCGAGTACGTGCAGGCGCTCGCCACAAACCTGGCCCAGCAGGAGGTTGAGTCGTGAGCGTTCTGGGCTGGGTGGCCGTGCTGAGCTTGCTGGCGGCAGTGGGGACTGCGCTGGGGCCTGCGTTCGTCGCAGTCCGGCGCTCGCCCCTGGACGTTGCCAGCCGGGCCGGGTGGGTGAACCGCCTGCTGCAGCTGGCTGAGGATGCCACCGCCGCCGAGCAGGCGTCAGTCGCATCTGCGGCTCGCGCCCTGATCGACGCGCTCGTGGAAGGACCGAAGCCGGCCGGGAAAGGGAAGTAGCCATGCCGGGTCGCCATGTTCTGTCCGCCGTCCTGCTTGCGGTGGCCGTGATCGCCGGCGCCGTGTCGGCGGTGGGGGTGCCCAAGCTGCCAGTCCCCGTCGCGCCGGAAGCTGAAGGCATTCTTGCTGGCGTCTCGCGCGGCGACGCCGCCAACATCCGGGCGTTCTACGAGGCGCTCGCCGACATCGTCGCGCGGGACGGGTCCAGCTCCAAGCCGCTGGTCTCGACCACCCTCCAGCTGCGCCAGCGGCATGAGCACGCGCTCCGCATGGCGTTTGCTCACACCGGGATCGTGGGGAAGTACCCGCAGCTGGGCGAAAAGCTCGACGCCTATCTCCTTGAGGCGATCGGCAGCACCGACGTGCCGCTGACTCCAGACCTGCGCGACAAAGCAGCCCGGGCATTCCTTGCCGTGAAGTAGGTGCCCGGATGTCGGACGTGTATTCCCCAGAAGAAATCGTCCGCCTGTACGACAACGGGCTGTTCGGGTCGTACTGCGACCCGGAGGATACGGCGCTTCTGGTGCGCTCGCTGCCGATGCCGTTCTTCGGCAACACGCTGGCCGAGACGGGAGCCGGCAAGCTGAGCCTGCCCTTTCAGGCGGTCGTGTCGTTCGAGCAGGCCACCGGACGGAGGCCATACGACGAGGCGCAGACGACGGGCGATTGCGTAAGTCATGCCCTGCGAAACGCCATCGACGTAGCCCGTGCCAACGACCCTGACCTGGCCTCGACTGAGGACTGGATCGACCGGACGGCGACCGAGCCGCTGTATGGTGCGCGCGGCCACGCCGGCCAGGGGGCGGTGTGCTCACAGCTGGTGCGCTGGGCCCACCGGACAGGCGGCTGCATGCTGCGCCGAAACTACCCCGAGCTCAACCTCGACCTGTCCAAGTACAACGCTCAGATCGGGATTCGGTGGGGCATTCCTGGCGTCCCGGCTCCAGTGACGGATGCCGCCGCCAAGCACCGAGTGGGGACCATCAGCCTGATCCAGGACTGGCATCAGGCGCGCGACGCCATCGCCAACGGGTATGGCGTGCTGTGCTGCTCGGACGTGGGCTTTCGCCATTCGCGAAACGCGGACGGCATGAGCAGCCCGCAGGGGACCTGGCATCACGCGATGGCCTGGACGGCGGCGGACGACACGCGCCCAGGCGACTGCCGGTTCCTGATCCAGAACAGCTGGGGCCTGAGCTGGATCCAGGGGCCGCTGGTGCACGGCCAACCAGGCGGTTCGTTCTGGGTTAGCCAGTCTGCGGCCCAGCGGATGATTGCGCAGGGAGGGACATGGGCCGTGAGCAACGTCAGCGGATTCCCTAGGCGGCAGCTTAAGGACTGGGGAGCAAAGGCGGTGCTCGGATGAAGATCTCAGTCCCGCTCGTGGCAGTGTGGCTGGCGTTCGCGCCGGCCTCTGATGCGCCGCCGCCCAAGCCAGTCCCGGTCAAGTGCTGCGGCAAGTGCGGCGGGACGGGCATGGTGCCTACCGGCGACGGGATCACGAGGGTCTGGTGCGAGTGCCCAGCCACCTGCCCATGCGCTGCCAAGAGGCCCAAGCCGCAGCGCTGCGAGAACGGGGTGTGCCGATGAGCGACGAGCGCACGGAAGACCGAATCCGGAATCTACGGGATGCAGGCGAGGAGATCGGCATCTCGCAGGTTGGTCCACGCAAAAGGTCACAGCCCGCCTTAGGCCGTTCCCGGCTGCTGGCACCTGCTACGGACGGCATGATGCAGAGTGGCAACAAGGGCGGCAATGTCCGCACGGCTATCAAGAAGGAGCGCAACACGGGGATAGGCAGGCCCCCGCCTGGCCAGAAGCTCAGGCCAGACAAGGACGGGGCGTTGGAAGTGTGGGATCCACGCGCGGAGTATGACGCCCGAGACCATCGGACCTAGCCAATGAGCATGCTCGAGGGGTTGCGCTGCAACCAGCCCAAGAAAACTCCCGGCCATGACACCAAGTCCCACGTCGTGCGGGCCTGCAAGGAGGGCGACGAGAAGGTCGTCCGCTTCGGGCAGCAGGGCGTCGAGGGGGCGGGCGCGAACCCGCAGTCCGCAGAAGAGAAGGCCAGGCGCAAGAGCTACTACGCCAGGCACAACGCCCAAGACTCGAACCCCGACAAGTTCTCGGCCCGGTACTGGTCGCACAAGGTGAAGTGGTGATCATGTCTGCTGCCTCCACTTCAAACCCGGACGAGCTGGTGCAGCACGTGCGGTCGCGGCTGCCGTTTCGCGCCAGGCTTGTTGGCGAGGAGCGGATCAGGGACATGGTCCTGCTGGCTGTGGCGGCCTGGCCGATCGACGACTTGCTGTCCGGCGACAGCTGGAAGGACGACCGCAAGCAGGCAATCCTTGATGCCACGCAGGCGGATGTGAGTCGGATGTATGCCGCCCTGCACGGCGAGGCGAGGTCTGGCAGCGTGCTCCTGGCGATCATTCTCCCGGCCCTGCTGTCGGCCGTGATCCAGGTGATCCTCAAGTGGTGGCTGGAGAAGCGCAACCGCAGGACCAAGATGGCTCTATGGCAGCATGCACTAAAGGGGGGCGGCAGATGAGCAGCGTCGATGTGTACGAGACGGCCCTCAAGATGGTTGAGCGGTACGGGTTCGGGCTGGCGCTGGCAACCGCCGTGCTGTGGTTTGTGCGCGTGGACATCGTGATCCCGATGGTGGAGTCGCACCAGCAGTTCTTGCGCGACATGACGACCACCCAAAAAGAAATCACGTCTGCCGTCCAGGAGCAGACCAAGCTGCTGTGGGCCATGCAGCCAGAGCGATCCGGCCAGCCGCCCGAGTAGTGTCGGGTCGCGCTCGGAGGCGGCCTGCTGGTAGGCTGAACTCCCGTACACGGGTGCGCGCGCGATGCGAAAGATGAACAAGCGCCAGCGTCAGCTGGCCGAAGAGGCGATGGCCATCGTTCCGGTGGTGATCAATGCCATGGGTAGGTCGTACCCTGGTATCCGCAAGAGGATCGCCCGAATAGACGCCAGCTCGGTGGCGTATGTGGCTATCTGCCGGGCGGCACAGACCTACAATCCGGACAAGAGCAAGGTCACGACCTACTTCTCTTCGGCTATCCGGAACGCGATCCTCAAGGAGCTGGCGAAATCCCAGCGGCAAAGATACGACAGCCCCGAGAGGGTGTCGCTTGAGCTGGCGGAGAGTGCCGCAAAGCCCCAGCGCGGCGAGGAACGGATGCTCCCCGCCGCACTGGAGTCTTTGCCGGCGCAGGAAAGAGCCCTGATTGCCAGCAGATACTACGGACGCATGAGCGTCCGGGAAATCTCGGACAGCACCGGCCTGGCCCAGAAGGCAGTGAGGGCTAGGCTCAAGAGCGCCGTCGAGTTACTGGCCGGATTTTTGGGAACCCAGCATGCGCAGCAGCCACCGCAGCCCGGGCGCTGTTGCGATTCCACAGATAGCCATTCGGCCTGCGCACCTTGTCCGCCCGGAGCCGCTCCACGAGATCCTCGTAGGACCAGCCACCGGCCCGCAGGCCGACAATCGTAAGCGCCTGGTCCCGATCGACCCCGCAGGGCTCGAACCGCGACTGCTTGCCGGTCCCTACCTTGCGCCACCCAATAGGGGCGGTGCCGTCGGTGGGGAGCCCAGCCTTGCGCTTCACCTCCATCGCATCACGTGTCCGCTCGGACGCCTGGTCCCGGTCCAGCTGGGCAAACGCCAGCGTGATCGTGACGGCTGCGCGTCCGATGGCAGTGCTCGTGTCCAGTTGCCGGTCGGCAGACTGAATGAACACCCTCTTCGCCTCCAGCATCTCGAGGGACCGCAGCCCGTCGATGGTGCGGCGAAACGCACGGTCCAGTTTGGCAACCACAATGTGGTCGCCCGGCTGAACCAGTGCCCACAACTCACGCCCCTTCGGTCTCTCGAACAGGGGCTTGCTGCCGCTGACGGCGGTGTCGTATAGCCAGCCGCCGTACTGCTCGTCGGGCAGATGCAGCTGGATATAGGACTCGACCTTCGTGCGCTGGGCCTGTTCGGTCAGGCCCTGCTTGTCGGTCGAGTGCCGTCCGTACCCGTAGACAATCATGGTAGATATCCTAGCACTCGCGCGCATCCTCCGGAACGATCTCGACGTGCCCGCAAAGCGCGCTGGCGCCGTGCTTGGCCAGCAACTCCTCGAGCTCGGCCCGCGCCGCCTGCACGAACAAGTCGGGCTCGCGATCGTAGGGGCCTTTAGGCCTGGCATCCGGGCCCTCTGTCGCATAGAAGGACCCATAGCGGGTTCTCCAGCCACGCTTGTTGAGCAGCATCGGATCCAGGGTGTCCGGCAGCTCCAGGTTTTTCATGTAAAACCGGACCGTGACATTAACCTTCATGGTGCACCTCCTTACAATGCGGGAATGAAAACGCTGGCAGCAGAGAACTCGCGGGCCACGTGCAGCACATCGGACAGACTGGTCGTGAGCAGCTTGGCTGGCTGCTCGTCCTTGTTCCACATGCACTCGCCGCTGCTGCCGATGTGCATGCGGGAGAGGGAGTACATCACCTTCGGCCCGAAGCCGAGATCCTCTGGCTGCGGGATCACGCTGACGGCGAAGTCAGGGACGGACATGAACCCACGCTCGGTCTGCTCGAAGGGCCGACGCAGCCGGAGCGTGAACTGGTGCGTCACGATCAGTGACGTGCTTGCTCCGTGCTCGCGGTTCGGGCGGAGCGTGATGGTGTCCGGGTGCCGCTCGCGCGCGCGCAGCCCGTGCTCCTCAAACTTGAACCGCGTGTCCGCGAACGTGTCCTGCCAGCCGTCGAACGCCTCGAGCAGGCGCGTCGCTGCTGCGCGAAACTCATCGGACACCCACGCGCCGGCAGATGCCACGCGAGCCAGCATGTCCGAAGGCTTCTGCCGCAGGGCAGCGATGCCGCAGTCCAGGAGGACAGGCCCCACGCCCTCTTGGTACATGCCGCCCGCCCCCCACGCCCACTTCCAGTTCTTATAGCGGGACCTGATGGTGCGGTCTGAAGCGTTGAACGGCAGCCACCGATTCATGAAGTGGCCCCGCGCCGACTCGCAGACCTTGTACTGAGTGCGACCCCCAGCCGCCGGATAAACGAAGGCCAGGCCATGCTCCAGCTTGTCGTCGGCCAGAGTTGTGCCGGGACTGTGATACAGGTAGGCCAGCTCGATGCTTTCTCCGGACCCGTGCGCCACCAGGCGGTCGTGAAGATGAGCCCAGTGCCTGTCGCCAAACCGCGCAGTCGCAATCTCCGCGCACCGCTCGCTCTCGGGCGTCGTGCGCGTGAGGCGACGCCGCTCCGTGACAGCCGCTTCGAGCTCGGCCCAATCCAGAACCGTCTTGTTCTTGTTCCGTGTCTGTGCAAGAAACATTGTTGACTCACAAGAAAACAGGCCGGCCCGGCAGCGCAACGCACGCCACCGGGCCGGCCAAAGGGATTGAGAAACCAGGAATCGTCAGACCGTCACGACCCGCCCGTTGCGGTACGTCTCTGTGTCGTGCCGGTAGCTGGAGACCAGGGACTTGAGGTCCTGGATGTCCAGCTCCGAGCCGGAGCTGCCGCCGCGCGAGTTGCGCAGCGGGGGCAGGGCCACCCCCTTGCGCTTCAGGTAGTTGGTCTTCTGATGAACCTGCCTGGTGAGCAGGCCCACCCGATCCGCGAACTCCCGGGTCGTGTGACCCGCCGACCAGCTCTCCATGTAGAGCTGGGTAAACTGACGCCAGGTAATGACGGCCTGGCTCCGGCTACGCTTCCTTCTCATACTGCGGTCTCCTGATAAAGGGGAACTGTCTTGCACCAAGACGGGACCTGGTTGGCCCAGCCTGGATCCGTCAACGCAACGACCGTCCGGGCTCGCAGCTGGCGTTGCGGCCAGCCTGTGTACCCATCTGTGATGAGCACGATCGAGTCCGGATGGTCCTCCTTGTCCACCTGGATCAGGGCTGCGGCCATGTCCGTGCCGCCCCCGCCCGTCCATGTGAACTTGTCGATGTTGGAGAGCTGCAGGGAGGAACGCACGTGCGTGTCCGCGCAGACAACCTTCACCGACTTCAGCTTCCGAAGACCGTCGGCGATCACGGTGAGCGCCTTGATCTTCGTCTCGCGGTCGCTCATGGACCCGGAGGTATCCACGATCACGACCGCACTGGCCTGCGTAGTCAGCTGACCACGCAGGCGACACACATCCTGCGGCTGCTTGCGAGACAGCCTGCGGTACGTCGCCAGCCGCCCGCCCAGTGGGTTGGCTGTGCTGGTAGCGACGACCGACTTGAGGTGCTGGAACGGATCCGGCTGCGGTCGCAGCTGAATGTCCAGCGCCTGCTTGAGGATTCCTGGAACGGAGCCGGGCATCTTGTTCTCGTGCTCGCGGCAAGCGTTGTCCAGCTTGTGGGCGTACAGGTTCTCCTTGTACGCGCCCCAAGAATCATCCTCCTCTTCGTGCTGCCGGCGCACGCCGTCGGCTGCGGAGCCGCCAGTGCCCGGCACGCACGCCCGAGCGGCCAGTCCGTTCTTGCCTTCGCGCGAGCCCGGCTTGCCGGACTTCTGCTGGGGCTTGGACGCCTCCGCCCGGCTGTCGCCCGAACCGCCAGTCTCGCCGGCCTGCTCGGGCTCACCGTCCGGCTGTCCTTCGCCGCTGCCGCCACCGCCCTTGGGTCGGTTGCGCACAGCAGCAAGGATCATGGAGTAGTACTCCAGCAACTCCTTGTTCTCCGGGAAGTCCAGCTTGATGCCGAGCTGCGGACACTCGGCACCAAGATGAACAGCCCCAGCCGGCCGCAGCGGGCGCATGAAAGCCAGGATCTGCTCGATGCAGAGATCGCCGGCGATGTTCATGACGAGCTGCAGGTTGGGCTCGGGGTGGTCCCCGTAAGCTTCCTGCGCACGGGCGTGGTGCCTGAGGATCAGGTGCAACGCTTCGTGCAGGATCACGTAGGCCAGCGTGTCCACGTCAAGGGCCTCGACGAACTCGGGGTCCCAGTGGATCACGCCGTCCATGCTCACGCCGCAGGTTCCCGAGCCAGGGCTCGGTTGCTCGCTGAGTGAGTAGATGTAGGTGGCCAGGTAGGGTGCGTACCCGAAGGTACGCACCCGCCCGGCCGCCAACGCCGCACGAGCTTGTGCGGCACGGACTTTGGATAACATGGTCTCCTTTCTAGTCGTCGCCAAACGCGGCGACCTGATTGGCGTTCTGATCTACGGCCTCCGCCCACGAGACGGCAGCCGCCACGAACATGGCCATCGAGTGATTGGCCAGAACCTCGATCTTCTCGTGCGCCTCGAGAGGGGACTCCTTCTTGGCCGCACGTACCGCTTTGCCGCACTCGATGGCGAGCTTGGCAATGACGGAGAACAACAGCCCGAACCGCATTGCGGAGTCGCCAGGGATCTGGCCCTCGCTCATCGCGTGAGCGGTGGCGCGGATGATCCGCATGCACGACTCCTTGCTGTCCGGCACCAGCCCGTTGTCCTCATCCGGATCGAACTCGTAAAAGTCCAGGTCTTTGACCTTCATGCTTTCTCCTCAGTCCTTGAGACCGCTCGGCACAAGCTTCATCAGCTTCTGCATGAGGGCCTGAGGGGGGGTCCAGCCATCGGGACGCACGCCGCCCTTCGCGACGGGCGCCCAAAGGCTCTTGAACTGGGTCAGGAACGTCTCGATCTCGTGCTCGCCGATCTCGACGAACACCTTCGCAGCCCTGGCCCACCGCTCGGCGCTGGTCTGGGAGCGCAGCTCCTTGACCAGCCCAGTCAGCAGGCAGATCTGCAGGTCGGGGCGGCCGGCCTCGTACTTGTAGGCCTCCGTCCCTTCCAGGATTGCAGCCGGATCAATCAGATCCAGCTGGCTCATGTACCGCAGGAACTCAGCGCCGGCTGCGTCGCCGACGCACCCGACCACGAGGTCCGTGACCACCGAGCTGCCGAGCCGGTGGCCGACAGCCTCCGCCGCCGACAGGCACTTGACCACGTAGGACCAAGTGCGCGGGTTCGGAAACGAGAGGGTCTCGTCCGACTGCGGCAGCTTCTCCAGGCAGTCCGGCGCCGAGCGCAGGAACGCCTCCACGAGCGAGCCGTACTTGGGGTACAGCTCCCTGTGGCTCTCGGGCACGACCGGAAACGGAGGCGCGCTCCAGTTCAGGCCGTTGCGGTAACCCTTGTAGAGCTCCGCCTGGTCGATCTGCCACTTGCAGTGGAAGAACCGCGACCGCATCGAGGGCGGGAGCGTGTTGCCTCCGGGAGCCAGCTCCGGCGGATTGGCCGCCGCCACGATGATGGTCGACTCCGGGAGAGTGACATCACCCACGCGTCGTTCCGTGATGAGCGACAGCTCCGCAGCCATCGTCGTCGGAGGCACGCACGTGAACTCGTCCAGCAGGAGGAACCCGGCACCATCCTTGAACTTGTCCACCCATTGGGTGGGCAGCATCCGGATGACACCGAGCTGCCGGTCAGCATCGGGGTAGCCGGAGAAGTCCTCCGGCAGGTGGGTCGAACCGATCAGCAAGTGAAAGGTCCGGTCGAGTGCGCGGGCCAGCTGCCCGAGCACCGTCGTCTTGCCTACCCCAGTGCCGCCCCACACGATGGTGGGCACGACCTGCAGGGCGATGAAACACGCTTCGTTCTTAGTCTGCTGAGTAGCCATAAGGCCTCCTCAAGGAAAGAGACAGACGGAGCCACGCTGGCCCCGTCTAAAGAGAACTCGCCGACCCCTGAAATCAGGGCAGGCTTGGATCGACCCGGACAATCACGTCCGGCGGCACCAGGCAGGACAGGCGACGCCCGTCATCCCAGTCCACTGACACCTGCAGCTGCGCGGGCCTTCCGAAAAAGCGCAGCTCTTCTACGTGCGTCACTGTGCCCTCAGTGCCCGGCTTCACTGGATCTGGGTCATCGCCCATGTGGACGAGCATGACCCTGTCGCCCTTCCGGAATCTCATACAGAGACCTCGAGCAGGGAGCTGACAGCCAGGCCGTTCTCCGCAGCTTCGAGCGGCTCGCGCATCCAGTCGAGCTGCTGCCCGAGCGCCTCCTCGTAGCTGCGGATCTTGGACACAATCGCCTGGCACTTCTTTCGCAGAAGCTTGACCCGCTTCTCGTCGTCGATGCCAGTGGTGATCTCGTCGAGGATGCCCTGCGACTGAGAGGTCACCTCCTCGTGGAGCTGGTTGACGATGTGCTCCACTGTCTTGGGATCAGACGCCACCTCGAACGGCACCATGTGGTACCGCCAGAGCTGGGCGTCGTCCCGCCACTGCGCGAACCGAGACACTGCGTCCGCCGGCAAGTAGTAGAGATTGCTACCGCCAAGCGCTACGCCATTGAGCCGCCGGACTACGCCCGCCACTGCGGTGCGCAGCTGGCCGGGCGACATCAGGTCGCGCCGCTGGTCGTACGCCTGCTGCAGGTGCGTGCCGATCACGCCCGCCGGCAGCTGGCCGTTGAGCTCCAGCAGCTGCACCTTGTGGCTTGCGTCCACCGCAGCGGACACCACGTGGATCGCATCGTTGCGGGTCGCACCCTTGCGGATGCGCACTGCCTCGAACGCCAGGTCGGCCGTGAGATTCCGAATCAGCAGCGGAAGCTCGGGCTCGACGGTGGTCATGCGAGCCACCTCCTTGATCGCCTCCTGAATGGCAGTCGACTGGCTCGGCGGTCGGTTGACCACGTTCTTCCAGCCCTGCTTCTCGCAGGCATCCTTCACGACCGACCGGGCGTGGGCCCGATTCGTACCGAACACGACGGCGGACTGGCCCGCCACTTGAATGCTCATGGCATTCTCCTTTGGGGTGAAAAGAAACCGCCGGGCCAGCAGCCCGCAGGCAACTGCCAGCCCGGCGGCGGGAGGTGTACGAGTGTACACATTTCGGAGCGTCAGGTGTCGACCATCAGCTCCCACTGATCCGCGATGGTCATCGAGTACGCCTGGTTGGCGCACGCAGTGATCGCATCGGCCTCGCTCGGGTAGGGGCCGCGCGGCTTGGGGTCGCGCGGGTCTTCGAGGAGGAAGTAGAAACAGCCATTGGCCCCGAACACCGACCCGACTGGTCGGCGGTCGAGGCGCACCGGTACCACATCACGTGCCATGGGAACCTCCCTGAACAGGGGTGAAGAGAAGGCAGGCCGGGCGGCCTGCTCAGTGGGGAGTCAGGGACTGCTCCAGCTTTCTGAGCTGGGTCGCAAGCGCCTGCACCACCGCCACGTCGTCTTCAGTGACGCCGTAGCCTGTGTCTGCCATCTCCATTGCTGCAGCTTCGTCAAGCCAGTCGTCCAGCACGTCGTGCAGGACCTGGATTTGCTTGGGCTTCAGCGGAAGGTGGACTGTCGGAACTTTGCGTGGCTGTGTCACGACCTGCTCCTATACACCAGGGATCGCACCGCCATCAGGACAGCGCACCAAGCGATGGCCTGCAGCGGGTACGCATTGACAAACGACACGAGCGAATCGAGCTGGCCGGCAGTGGCCTGCACGGCGCGCTCAAAGTCGATGGCGTGCTTCATGAGTCGAGCCTCCGGAAGATCTCGACGGCCATGTCACCGCCGTCGCGCGGGGTCATCTCCCGCAAGGCTTCCGACAGCTCCGGGACTGTGACAGCCAGCTGCGGGGGCAGCTCCTGCGACAGGGCAGTGGCCGCCCGAGCGAGAGACACGAACCGGAACTGGGGGGCAGCCTTCTTGTGGCTGCGGGTGGGAACACTCTTCTTCATCGACATGGGACACCTCCCGGGAAACAAGAAAGGCCGGCGCCAACGTGGCAACCGGCCGTCTACAAAGAACTCGCCAACCCCTGAAATCAGGGACTATTCAGGGCAGCTGTCGAGCAGCGGCCCCAGATCCACATCGTCCGCCATTGCCTGGACTGCCAGGCGCAGGGCCTCGAGCTCGCGCACGGACTTGTCGAGCTGCAGCTTCATGATGGCCCGAAGCGAAGCCGACCTGGCCCTGACGTACGCCACCTGCGCTGGGTTGCGATTCTTCTTCTCCGCTGCCATCCGCAGCTCCTTGCGGAGACAGGTGCTGGACTTGGTGGCCGTGTCGTGGACCACGTTGCTCAGGTAGGCGGTGGCGCTCTGTGCCTTGCACTGCAGCTCCCACGCCCTGCGCTCCAGCGCCTCACACTTCTCGATATCTGATTGCGTAATCACAGAATCTCCTTTCAGTCAGGACAAACCTCGAGCAGGGGAGCCGCCTCGAGCGAGGCGAGAAGCTCCTCTATCGACATCGAAAACTCACGCCACTCGGGACGGAACTGCTTGACTCCAAGCTCTAGCTTCGCGGCAGCGAGCTCCGACTCCGCCCTGCGAGTGCGCAGGCACTCCGACGCAGGGCCGAGCTTTCGGACTGCGTCTTCCGACTCTGACACCGTCGCGGCCAGCAGAGACAGGTTGCTCAGCAACCTGCCCATGCGCTCCGTCAAGCGCCCCAGCTGGTTGGCGCTTGCGGCCAGGCCCATCAGACTCATCGACTCCATACCCCGTACCCCTCCTTCCGGAGGGCAGCAGCCAGCGCAGCCTCAGCTGCCTCTGCCTCCTGCCGTGTCTGGTACGTGACGCTGGGCATGAGGTCCGTCCTCAACCCTGTCCCGTACTTGGTGACCCAGCCGCGATTGGCATGGACGCCGCTCTTGTGCTGGGCCAGCCGATGCTCTGCGGTGTGGGCTGTGCTGCCCACATACAGGCACCCCTTGCCACCGCCGGCATTGGCCCGGCGGAAGCGACCGCTCTGCTGCACATCGTCGGACAGGCCCACCACGTACAGCCGGAAGAGTGGCTTACTCATCGTCGCCCTCCTCGTGGCAGCCACATTCAGGGTCGTCGCAGTCCTGGTCCCACAGCGCCGCCATCTCACGGGGCATGGCACGCGGGCCGTGATCCGTGATCACCATGCGCATCGTCTTGGCAGTCAGCGCCGAGTGCACGGTCGACTGCCCGGTGAGGGTGTCGACCTCCTCGAGCGTGAGGAACTCGTGCTCCCCCAGCGGACGGTACATATTCAGGTGGCGGTGCGCCGCCTGCATGTCACGAAACATCGCGTCGATCTCAGGGGTTACCTTGTCGATCGCGCCATCCTGGTTGCGGTACAGGACCACGAACGGGGGGACGGGAAGCTCCTTCAGTTCTCGATTCTGGCAATCGTCCATCACGCACCTCCGACAGGCCGGTGGAAAAACACGAGGAGCCAGCAGCCCGGCCGACTGCTGGCCCCTCACAAAGAACTCGCCGGCCCCTGAAAACAAGGGTCATTCCAGGTCCCAAGCCTCAGCCTTTTCTAGGTGCTGTTGGGTGGGCACCGTGAGGCGCTCGCGGGCAGTCGCCAGCAGCAGCGCCGTCCGCAGCTTGCTGTGCAGTCCCGCAAGGGTTTCCATGTGGTCGTCGGTGAATCCACCGCCGCCATCCTGGCTGTCGATGAGCGCGGCCAGCGCCTCGCCGAACAGCTCCAGCTCATCCGTGAGGAAAGCGACTGTCGCCCCTCGTGCATGCAGGGCGACGCGCTTCACTTGTCCCCTCCTTTCAGTCCCGACATCATGGATTGGATGGCCAGCCGAAAGCCGATGAGCACATGCTTGTACTCATGTTGCTCGCGCTCCCGGAACTCGCCCACGTCTTTGGCCTCTGTCCTGGCCATGAGGAGTTGCTCCTCCAGCTCGGACACCCTGCTCCGCAGATGCGACTCTTCCCCGAAGCGCCGGTAGGCGGCGGAGCTGTAGTCCGGCGGCTGGAACTCGGCGGACCACCCATCCGCCGGCGTCGTGCCATCGTGCCGCTCGTCCATCGCGATGTACCAGCTGTCGATGCCGGCCACTCCGGGATTGTCCTTGCAGTTGGGTAGCTGCGACATCAGCTGCCTCTGTGCCTGCTCCATGCCATCGGCGTTCACGGTGAACGCCACTAGAATCACGTGCGCTGGACTCTCCATCACCGAACCTCCTCATAGAAGAACCTGCGGTCTACGCAGGCCTGCAACGGCGCAGGGGGAGCGGCAGTTAGTTACCTCCTGCCGCTGGACCTTGAGCCGTCACTCACGAACCAGCCCGGCGAGCGCATCGTCCCGCCCCAGATCCCGGATCCGAGAGACCAGCGCCTGGTAGCGGTGGTTCGTCTCCCGAATCACAGACTCCTGGCTGGCGAGCAGCTGCCCCTGGTGGGAGAGCTGCTGTTCCTGCGTGTCCCGCACCCGCTCGCTGTGGGCCAGCGCATCGGCCAGCTTGGCGACATGGGCGTCCGCCTCACCGACCTCCTGGATGCTGAGGTTCAGCGCTTCCCGCAGCTGACCCTGCACGTCCCGAGCTGCATCGAGCCGCCCCTCCAGCATGGCGATCTCGTTGGCCAGCTTGGCCTTGCTGGCGCCCGTCGCATCGGCCCATGCCTCCTCGACCTGGACGCACAGCGGCGCCGTGTAGTGCCAGGTTCGCAGCGCCTTGATCGCGTCGCCCCAGTAGGCAACGACCACGCCGCCCAGAACAAACGCCCCGACAATCAACAGATCACGCACCTTCATCGCACACCTCCCACAGGAAAGAACGGGGAGCGGCAGAGTGCCGTCCCTCTAAAAAGAACTCGCCGACCCCTGAAAACAAGGGGTTTTTGACGTCCAGGCAACGGCCCGGATTGAGTGGCGGTTAGTCACCTCCCGCCACCGGATCCGCGTCGTCAGGCCTCGATCCGATCCCAGCCTGCAGGCCCGTCGACCGGACTGAACCGCTCCCGCTCCGGGCGGTGCGCGAAGCCGATCAGCAGCTCGCTGCCCGCCTCGCCAGGGAACGCCTCCAGCAGTCGCTCATCCCTGTCGGCGTAGCTGCCGGTGCAGGTGAGCTTCTCGTAGAGCATCTTCGCCCCACCGGCGGCGTCGTCGTGCCTGAAGTCCACGAGCCGCCATTCGGGAAGGAACTCCGACAGGTAGTCGTCGAAGGTCTCGCCGATCGCCAGCTCCACCTGCATCTCCTCCGGTTTGACCGCGAACATCGTCGTGGTCCCAAGCGGGTTGCGGCGGCAGATCACCACAAACCCCAGCTGTGCCAACTTGTCGAAGTACCCCATCACACACCTCCATTCCTCGAGAGAAACTGCCCTCATCAGTCACCGCCATACGGTGAGACCCGCCGAAGCGGGTTTCGGGCTTAAGCATTGGCCCAATACCACTCCGCCTCCGACTCCGCCTCTTCGCGTGTAGCGTGGGAGGATGCGGTGTCGTAGCCGGGCGGGAGCTCGAATTCCTTGAGCGCGTTGAAGCCCTCAGGAAACGGACCGACCACCACTGCGGGATAGTCGGGGCCGTAGATCACCAGGTAGCGATCCATATTCACCTCCACGACTCAGGGAAACTGCCCTCATCAGCTGCCGCCATACGGCAGGACCGGCCGAAGCCGGTTTCGGGCTAAGCGACCTTCGCGATCCGGACTTGGGCCTTGTCAGCGTCCCGCTTCTTGGAGCGGGCAGCGGCGTCCTCAAGGGACCGGACTCGCGTCTTGAGGGCGTCGATCTCGGCGTGGGCGTGAACCGCCATCCCGAGCGCCTGAGACGCATCGTCTGCGACCCACGAGATCGCATTGCTCATCACCCGCCAGGCGACGGCGACAGCGACCACAACGCCGATCACCACCAGACCCTGAGCCGCATCAGCGCCGTGTTGCAGAACCCATTCCATGACACACCTCCCAGAGAAAGAAACCACCGAACCAGGAACCAGGACCTCCCTGGCTCCAGAAAGAACTCGCCAGCCCCTGAAAACAGGGGACTTTCACTGCGGCTCAAGCACAGGGAACCAGCGCCGTCCGCCGCACTTGGAGCGCGTAGACTTCCAGATCACGGACAGCCCAGACGGGACAATGGCTTCGTGCATCTTGCGAAGCCGAGCGCCGTCCCACCTCCGCATGGTCTTCCAGGCGATGTAAAAGCACGGCCCGAGAGCGCCGTCCTTGCGCAGCGCCGGCCCAACCATCGGGATCATCTTCTCCCAGTCGTCGACCGTCATGCGGAACGCATACGATCCACCGTCCGGCTCGTAGCACTCAACTAGAAGCGTCTTGGCCATGGCGAGTCCTCCATGCCAGTCAGGCCACAGTCACTTGCTGTGGTTGCTGCTGACACTAAGAGCTCGCCGACCCCTGAAAACAAAGGGCCGGACGGCGGTGAAGCACGAGTGAAATGAGGAGGGGTCGACCCGGTTGTTTGGAGTTTCGGACAGGCCCTACCCGTTCGTGTTCCCGTGCGGGCGATGCAAGTCCTGCGGCAGCGCGGACTTACGACGCCAAGTTCAAAGGCCCCGAGCCCCCCAGTCGCGATCCGATCATATATACGTACCCCCCCTGGATTTTTTCCCGATTTTGAGCGTCCCGGCCCACTTGCGCGCCAGGCGCGATGGGTGTACAACGGTGCGCATGCCCCGCCGGTTGGGCGGGGCTGTCTCCCAAGCAGAAAGGACTCGCATGATCACTGCCACAGTGACCGGCAATGTGGGCAAAACACCCGAGCTCAGGACCACCTCTGGCGGCAAGCCGATGACCACCTTTGGGGTGGCGTCGACCTACAAGCGCAAGGGCGGTGAGCCCACGACGACGTGGGTGGATGTGGTGTGCTTCGACGAGTCGGCTGAGGCTGTCTGCGAAAGCCTGAACAAGGGCGATCGCGTGATGGTGACCGGCCGCGTCGAGCTGGAGAGGTACCAGAAGAAGGACGGCGGGGAGGGGCAGTCGCTGCGGATGATCGCCGATGACGTGGCCCTCAGTGTCCGCTTCCGCAAGCAGGAATCGGCACCCGCAGGAGGGTCGGAGCCATGGTAGGGGTGCCGGGCGGCGCGGACGAAATCACATGGCCAGTCGTCGCGATGATGGCGGTGCTGCTCGCAGGGCAGGCGCTCGTCGTCTGGATCGCCAGCAGACGCTAGAGGCGGAAAGTAACGCCCCAACCGTAAGAAAAAAGCACCACTTTTCGTATCGTATTGGATATGATTTGGGCGACCGAAACTGCGTAATTGCCCACCGTCAGCCGACGCCGCGCCCTACGGCGTCTATGGGTGCTGTCGGCGGGCTGCCCCCAGGCGTAGCGCAGGTGGACAACACCCTGGCGACGATGGGACGGGGGCAGTGGCACATTCTGGAAACTGTAAAATGAGCGACATCCTTGCCGACTACCGCGAGTGGCGTGACGCCCAGCCGGTGCGCGTCAGCACCCACAGCGACCGCTGCCATATGTACCATGATCGGTGCATGATTCACCGGCTCGCGGATGCGCTGGAAAGGGCCACGCTCACCGACGAGGAGCGGGAGGCGATTGCCTACTACGTCGGCACGGGCGGCCCCGACGCGGTTGACGCCACGCTGCGGACGCTACTGGAGAGGACGACATGAGGCACAACGAGCCGATAGCGTGGGCGGTCCTGCTCGCGGACGGCGACCGCATCTACGATGTCTACGCCATCGAAGAGGAAGCCAAGGCGATTGACGAGGTTGTGACGGGCAATCACGGCATCATCCCGCTCTACCGTTCGCCCACGCTCGCCGACGCGGAGCGGGAGGCGATCTCCAGGGTGTACGATTTGCTGTGCGACCGCGCCCGCGAGCTGCAAAGCGCCACGCGGCTTGACGAGGCTCGCCCGCTGATTCAGTGGGCGAAGACACTGCAAGGTCTGTGGGAGCGGCTTTCGCCCGACCGGCCAGAGGCTATCGCAGGGGGCGATACTGCCACACCACCCGAGCCTGCGATCCCGCCCGCGTGGCTGTCACGCCCGTACTGGGTCGATCCGGCAGGCGGCCACAGGTACGGGTTCCCGCGCCTCTACGATCCGGCGACGGACGGCGATATGACCGCGTGGCTGATCGCGAGCGGCTACCCGGAGTCGCTGGCGATGCAGGAGCTGGCGTGTACGTTCACGGCCTGCACACAAACTGTCGAAAAGTGACAGTTTCTGTGTCGCCAAAAACCCGCTCTCGCAACACATCACATCTGATATGTCTCCCGTAGCGACACTCCGATACCGACTCCCCGACGAGCAGGGCGAGTTCGACGCCGCCCGGCTGGGCAGCCAGGCGTTGCTCGTTCTGTGGGAGATCGACCAGAAGTGCCGCAGCTTGCTGAAGCACGGCGACCCGACGCCAGAGCAGGCACGGCTGGCGCAGGATATCAGGGCGATGATTGACGGGGAGCTACTCGACACATGAGCGTCCGCGCATTTCTGATGTCTATGGCGATATCGACGGCCCTGCTGGCGGCGATGCTGGTATCGGCCCTGATTTTCCTTAGGGGGTGAATGTGGCGGAGTTCTCCTGGCTCACGGCGGCGACGATTTTCGGCACCTACGTGCTGATTGACATGCTGTACGCCTGGTACGTGATGTGCGTAGGGGACCGACGCGCCTTCACGGCTGCATGCCTCACGGCCGTGATCTACAGCCTGCTCGCGTACGGCGTTGTCAGCTACAGCCAGAACATCCTGTACCTGGTCCCTCTGGCCTCAGGTGCGTTTCTCGGCACTTACCTTACAGTGCGCCTTCACCCGGAGAAGCGCTAGGTGACCGAGAAGGAAGACCCGCTGGCCCGCATCCACCGGGAATACCGCCAGCAATGCAAGGAGTGGGGTACGTACCGGCCGCTAACTGAAAGCCAGATGGCCGGGTTCGCCGTGCGCTGGCGCCAGGAGTCCCAGCGCAAGCTCGAGGCCAGCCAGGCCAAGCCTCAGCGCCGCCGGCCCAATCGCACTGCACGGGAGACATAAATCCCTTAGAAACCAGGAGGCGGTCATGCCAATGCCGAGCAAAAGCCCAGAGGATGGCATTCGCGAGCTGCTGAGGATGCGGCGGCCAGTCGGCATCGACGGAGACGATGCCGCCAAGCCCGTGCCCCTTCCTGCGAGGGAATCCGCCGAGCTTGGGCGCGACCCGTTTGCCTCCGTGCCGCCCAAAGTCAAGCTGCCGCCGATGTACTCCGCCGGGCCGGTGTATGCAGGACTTCGCGATCCGGCGCCGCTGCAAATGCTGGTGCCTGAGGAGTATGTCGAGGGCGTGACGTTTGATCCGCCGTCCAACCGGGAGCGCATCGCAGCGGCGCACCAGAAGCGAATCGCCCAGCAACGCGGCATGGGCCGCTAGGTCCGGGAGGGTCGCGTGGGCTTGTTCGACATGATCGGCGTGGACGGCCGTCGGCTTCCGGCCGCTCCGGAGCGCCCAGCCGGCCCCTCGACTGCGCAGCTAGAGGCCGAGCAGGCGGCCCTCTACGAGATGAACCGCCTCAGGGGTGCCGTGCCGCCGGTCCGCTTGCCAGCCGAAGAGGTGGGTGCGCTCCGGGCGTACACGGAATTCCTGCCGGGCATGAGCGTCGATCGGCCCTCCGGGCTGCGGGTGGCGAAGGACGGCCAGACGCTGTACAGGCCGGCCGTGCCGCTCGCTAATCTCATCGACACTCCCGAGCAGGCGGTGTACGGCGCAGCGCCAGGCTACGGTCCGGTCGTGGCCGCCGAGCAGCTAGAGACAGTGTTCGACCGCCTGGAGTCGAATCCCGGCTGGTTCAATGCCAAGCAGTTCGGGCGGGAGGCCGCCAAGTATGCGCAGGAGCGCGGCGGGACGGAGCCGGCTCGGCGCGAGTCGCAGTTCCTGATGTCGCCGGAGCGATACGAGTACATGCAGGCGGGGCCCGGCCGGGCCGTCGACCTGCTCGGGCAACTGCGCGACGACCCTCAGACAGCCCTGCACTTCTGGAACAGGAGCAAGGATGCCAGAACGACCCGGGACGAGTACGGTGATCCGCTGATGCAGGGGGCCGGATCGAACTACGGCAGGTATCAAGGCGCGGGCGCTGGGGCACTCGAGCTGCTCGGAAGCCCGCTGTCGCCGATCGGGCGGTACTTGGGCACCCAGTCGATCGTGCCGGCGGCTCTTGCCCACGACACTCGCGGATACCCGGGCGGTGCGCGAGACACGCTCGGCATCGCCTATGCGGCGGACCTGGCCAAGCAGCGCTACCGCACCGGCGAAAACCCAATCCTTGACGTGCCCGAGCGATTGCCTGGCGAGAGCGAGGCCGATCGTGCCGACCGCTGGCGCCGCCGCGAGTCGGAGGTCGTGGGTGACATCGTGGCAATGACACCGCCGGATGCGGCGGAGATGTCCCGGAACACCTTTGGGGCGGGCACGCCAGAGGTTTCCGGCCGCGTCCTGGAAACGCTGATGGGCTTTGCCGACGCCACCGCTCCCGTCAGCCTCGCCTCCGCAGCGAAGGCGGCTCCGGGAGCCTGGCTGGCCAAAGAAGCCACCCGAGCTGTCTCTCGCTCCACCGGCTTGCCGATGAACGCTGCCCGGGCGCAGATGGCAAGGGCTGCCCGGGCGCTGCCCGAGACCGGAATGCTTGGCCAGGGCGCTCGGGTAGCCGGCTACAGGGGCGTGCCGGCAGCGGCTTACGCTGAGCAGCTGCGGCGCCCGGGCCTGACCAACTTCCTTCCTGGAGCTTCGGGGAGAGTCGCGAGAGAGGACCTGTTGCCTGACATGGGCGTCGAGGCCGCGATTAGCTCCACTCTGACACAGCCGCAGCGAACGTGGGGGCAGTTCCTGACCGACCCGGCCATGGACATGCCGGAGAGCGAGTACCAGCAGCTCCTGGCCGACAGGCGAGCCGCCGCAGAAGACGCTGCGAAGCGCACTGAACTGGCCACCTGGCAGAACCCCAACGAGATCTGGAACGAGTTCAGCAAGGCGCAAGGCCAGCTCGAGGTTCCTTCGTGGGCGCAAGGCGCGATGCGTGCAGCGCCTGACTCTCTGCGGCGCAAAGTCGCGCGCTAAGGTGGCCGGGCGTACACTGGACGCCAGCGCCCCATAAACCATTACGGAGTTCCGCCATGAGCGAAGAGACCGTTCTCGATGCTTCCACTGCCGACGTCACTGCAAGCCCGGCAGAGGGCCAGTCGCCTGCAAGCGAGCCGGCGGCGGGCGGTTCCGGCAGTGCCGACATCTGGTCCTCCTTTCGCTCTCTGCCTGACTTCCAGGGGCAAGACGACACTCAAATTGCTGGCCGCCTGTACGCGTCGATGGAGCGAGAAAAAGCGGCAACAAAAGCTCTCCAGCAGTACCAGCAGCTCATCCCGTACGCGCAGGAATACCTGACCCACCGCGATTCGTTCGACCAGTGGCGGCAGCACCAGAGCCGCGCCCAGCAGGCCCCTGCCCCCCAGGCAGCTCCGGCCTCGCCGCCTGAGCAGCACAAGTGGTGGAACCCTCCGGAAGTCCGCGACGCCGACCGGCGCTACCTGGTGAAGGACCCGAACGGCCGGGATGCCATCGCTGAGGATGCGCCGCTCCACGTGCGCGAGCGACTGCTCGAGTACATGCAGTACCGGGCCGACTTTGCCCAGAAGTTCCTCTCGGACCCGCAGGCTGCGCTCGGCCCGATGGTGGAGCAAGTGGCCGCCGACCGGGCCAGGGAAATCGTCCAGGAGCAAATCCGCGAGGTCAGCGAGGCCAGCTACGTCTCGACCCTAGAGCAGCAGAACCGCGACTGGCTCTACGAACAGGACGGCAAGACGCCGTCGCGCGAAGGGCTGATGATTCAGAAGTACATCAATCAGGCCTCTCAGGCGGGCTACGGCACGCCGCAGGAACGCTGGCAGTTCGCCTGCGACATGGTCGAGCGCGACCTGCTTCGCGAGGTCGTTGAGCAGCGCCAGGCTGCTGCTTCGCGCCCTGCTGCGTTCGCTCCATCAGCGCCTGCGACTGCTCCATCTGCACCTCTGCAGGCAGCGCCGGCCCAAAATCGCGCCGAGAAGGACATAGAATATTTGAGAAGGGAAGCGAGCAGAAACCCAAGCAGGTCAGGACCTCCTTCGGATCCTCGAGTCCCTAAGGCTCCCATGACTTTCGAGCAACGTCTCCGGGCCCAGATGGCCCGGGACGGAATCGAGTGAAAGGTAAACCATGCCGTCGAGCACTGACTGGGCGAGGACAATTGGGACGACGCTGGTCACGCACCTCAAGGAAGAGGAGCAGACCACCTTCCGGAAGTTCAAGGTCTTCGCCGCCCTGGAGGCAAATGGCAAGGTTGCCATGAACCAGGGAGGTCGGGGCTTCGACTGGCAGGTGCGCTATCGCAACCAGCCTGTCACCTCGAATAACGGTGAGTCGCCGCGCGTCTTCGCGCGCCACAACCTGTGGCAGCGCGCCTACCTGCCCTATCGCGGCTACACCGTGACGGACCAGGTAACCAAGCGCGAGATGCTCGAGAATCGCGGCGCACAGGCGCTGATCGACGTCGCTGGCAAGATGGCGAGCCGGCTTCAGGAGTCGATGCAGGAGCACCTGAGCAAGGAGATCTACATCGACGGGAATGCGACCGGGAATGACAACCGGTGGCATGGCCTCGAGAGCATTTTCGCCATCAACGGCACGGTCAATGTCGGGACGGGTGCGCAGCGGACCGCCAACGCCGCCGACCCGTTCGGCTTCCCGGCCGATGAGTATGCCGGCCTGAATACCGGACTGGGCTACATCGCCGGCTCGCAGCTCGCGACTGGCTCGTGGCCGTACGTCGCCGTCGATCCTGAGTACGACTACTACTCTCCCATCGTGTGCAACTACACGAGCACCTACTTCGGCGGTGCGACGGCGACCTGGAAGGATCAGTGCGTCGAGGCGATTCGCGAGGCGGTCCATCACGCCAAGCGGAATGACACGCGCGAGAACCAGATCGACATGATCCTTCTCGACCGGACGCTCTACATCCAGTTCCTCAACCGGCTCGACAGCCGGGAACGGGCGATCGTGACCAAGTCGTCCGGCCTTCGGTCCTACGGCTTCGGCGACGTCGTCGAAATCGACGGCATCGAGGTCTCGACTGAATACGCCGTGCCGTCAGGCGTGGGCTATGGTCTCTCCATCGGCAACATGGAGATGAAGTGCATGGAATCGCAACTGATGGTCGCGGAGGGCCCCTACTACAACGAGGAGCTCCAGTCCCATCGGTATGCGGTCTCCGTCCTGGCCAACATCAAGATGAAGAGCCCGCGCAACTTCGTGAAGTGGCAGGCCATCGCCTGATCTCAAGGAAAGGAAAGCATGAGCACCCTGACTGCTGATCCCGGATTCGCTCGCGGCCAAACGCTGGGCATTACCAACACGAACGTCTATGACGCTCAGGTTGGTGATGGCTCCCATCTGCTGGGCGTCCGCAAGACCTTCCGGGACGAGAATCCCAAGACCGGCGCTCTCCTGAGCAACCACACGGTGGACTGCATCTGCGTCAAGAACACCAGCGGCTCGGCGATCCTGCCGGGCGCGGTGGTCAAGTTCGATGCCGATGCCATCCTCACGGAGGTGGACGGCGGCGCTGTCGCTGCCACCCTGCTTATGGGCGTGGCGGACGAATACCTCCCGTCGGCCGGTGTGCCGAACAACGAGGTGTTCTGGGTGGTGGTGAGCGGGCCCTCGACGGTCACCAAGACGGCGACCAGCGTGTCGGCAGGGGCCGCCTACGGCCCGTCGGCGACCGCTGGGTCGGCTGCTGCGCAGGGCTCCAACGCCCTGCTTGGGTTTGCCATCGCGACCAGCGCCACGACCTCCGGCCGGGTGCTAGTCAAGACGGCGGCCGGATTCTGAGTCGGGCCGAGCTGCAACGATCTGCGGGGGCGGGTGCGGCATACAGCCTCACCCGCCCCCTGTGGTTTTATGGTATGCTGTACGGCTGAACAGCATGGATGCGCAGCAGGCCAAGACGTGCAAGGATTGCGGGAAAAACCTGCCGGCCTCGACGCTGCACTTCCGCAAGCGGAAGGATGGCTCTCTCGACATTCGCTGCCTGGTCTGCCGGCGGTCAAAGCTGCGAGGGAAGCGCAAAAAAGAGGACGCCCGCTCCCTCCGGGACATCGAGGTGGGCGCAGTCGCCAGCTTCATGACGGCGGCCACGACCGGCGGGGAGAGCATTCCGCACAGCTGCGAGGTCCTGGAGCGGCTGATGGAGTACTTCGGGGGCGTCAGCGGATTCACCTCGCTCCTGGTCAAGCAGTACTTCGACAGCCCGGCCGGCGGAGCCACCCGCACCAAGATGCTGGACTCCGTCCTGCGGCTGGTGGTGAAAAACACCGACCAGGGTGGAGCCAAGAAGCCGATGGGCCAGTGGACAGACGACGAGCTGGAGTCCGAGCTGGACGGCCGGCTGCGCGCCCTGGCGGCGCAGTTTCAGGGGAGGATCGTTGATGGCACGCTCTCGCAGGAAGAAGCCGCAGGCCCCGCCACCGCTGCCGTCCGTCGCGAAGCTCAGCGGCTTCCAGGCCCAGCAGCTGAAGGAAATCCAGGCCGAGCTGGCCGACCGAAGAGTCGAGGCCCTAAAGCTGTACGAACCGACGCCCCTGCAGGCGGAGATGCACGCCTGCCGGGCGAGTGAGGTGATCGTGCTGGGCGGTAATCGCTCCGGCAAGTCCTTGTCCACGTTTGTCGAGGACGCCCGCGCCGTCACTGGCAACGACCCGCACAAGAAGTACCCCGAGCGGGACGGCAATCTGGTGATCATTGGCCGGGACTGGAAGCACATCGGCATGGTGGTCTATCCCATGCTGTTCCGGGCTGGCGCCTTCAAGATGATCAAGGACGAGAAGACGGGGGCCTGGCGGGCATACAACCCGGCCCGCGACAAGGCCCGAGCCGCAGAGGCCAAGCTGGCGCCTCCCCTGATCCCGCCGCGCATGGTCAAGAAGATCAGCTGGCTGCTCAAGAGCGCCCGTTACGTCCAGAGCGCCGAGCTGACTAACGGCTGGACGATCTACTTCTTCAGCTCCGAAGGCGAGCCCCCGCAGGGCTTTCAGGCCGACCGCGTCCACATCGACGAGGACTTGGCGTCAGAGGCCTGGCTTCCGGAAATGCAGGCCCGGCTGGCGGACCGCAAGGGGCGGCTGTGCTGGAGCGCGATGCCCCACAGCAAGAATGACTCGCTGGCCGGCCTGTCAGAGCGCGCCGACAACGCCGTCCAGGCCGGCAACCCCAACCCGGACATCGTCAAGTTCGTCCTCCGGTTCCTCGACAATCCCCATATTGACGAGGACGAGAAGCGCAAGAATATCGAGCGCTGGTCGGCGCTGGGCGAGGACGTGCTGCGGATGCGCAGTGAGGGCGAGTTCGTCACGGACTCGATCCTCTGCTACCCCACCTTCACCATGGCGGTCCATGGGTACGAGCGGTCGGAGCTACCCAAGAACGTCGTCCCGGACGACTGGACCCGCTATGCCGCTATCGACCCGGGTCACGTTGTGACATCGGTCATCTTTGGGGCCGTTCCGCCCGACGAGTCGATGCTCCTGGTCTACGACCAGCTCTACATCCGGCAGTGCAATGCCGTGATCTTCGGAGAAAAGTTCGCCGAGAAGACGAAGGGGCAGTCCTTCCACGCCTTCATCATTGACATGCACGGCGGGCGGATCCGGGAAATCGGCTCAGGCCGCCTCCCGGTCGAGCTGTACACCGAGCAGCTCCGCCAGCGCAATGTCGCTAGTGCTGTCACTGGCAGCAGTTTTCTTGCGGGCTGTGATGACATTCAGGCCCGGATGGCGGCCACCCAGAGCTACATGCACATCCGCCCGGAGGGCACGCCACAGCTGCGCATCCTGCGGGGCGCTGTGCCCGACCTGGAGCGGGAGATAAAGCGCTACAAGAAGAAGGTGAACTACCTGGCCGGCACCTACGTGGTCACTGACGAGCCGAACACGCGCGGCGAGGTCCACGCCTGCCAGTGCCTCGAGTATCTCTGCGCTTACAGGCCCCGATACCACAAGCCTAAGGTCGCGCTTGCAGAAGAGCCCTGGTACGTTGAGTGGAAGCGCCGGCGCGCTAAGCGACTCGGCGGAGAAGGCTTCGTCTATCTGGGTCCAACAACGGGAGTTCCTCATGGTCATTGACTACGCGCCGCCGACCGTCCGTCTCGGAGACACCGTCTACTGGTATCAGGATCCGGCCACGCTGGCCGAGCCGCAGCTGGGCTGGGTGTGCGCCCGCCCGGGCAGCGTGACGGTCACTCTGCTGGTGTTCGCTCCCGGAGTGGGCTTCGTGGAGAAGCCGAGCGTGCGCTACAAGGACGATCCGGGCCTGAAGGAGAACCCGGCCTGGCGCTCATGGGGATGCTGGGACTTCAGCGAAGCGCACAAGGACCTGGCCCGCACCCAGCACGTAGCCACCCAGATGGCCATTTCCCACGAGCGCAAGGCGAAAACCGATGGCGGCAAATGACACCGGCGAAGACGTCCTGAAGGCCATTTCTTCCGGCTGGCTCAAGAAGATTGAGCTGGGCCTGAAGCACAAGCGCCCCTTTTCGCAGGACGCCCGCGAAGCCATGGACTTCTTCGATGGCCCGCACAACTGGTTTTGGAAGGAGGAGTACTCCCGGAGCGAGTACGGCTACAACCGCTCCATCTCTCCGCCGGGATTCCGGATGCAGCTAAACCGCGTGTTTGAGGTAGTCAAGCTGTTCGCCAGCGTGATCTACCACCGCAACCCGGTCCGGCAGGTTTCGCCCAAGAGCTTCCCGGAAGTCCCTCCGGAGGCGCTGGGGTTGGATCCCAACAACCCGGAGGTGGTGCAGCAGTTCCAGATGGCCCTTGAGGAGACGGCTACGCGCGATCAGATCCGGCGGGTCGTGGCCTCGCTCCTGTCGGCCTACCTGAACTACACACCGAACGAGCTGGGGCTGAAGACCCACAGCCGGCGGGCCGTCGACGAGTCGATCATCAAAGGCGGCGGGGTCTGGTGGACGGAGCTGGTGACCGATCCCGGCAACCAGCTGCGCTCGGTGGGGAGCTTTGCGGACTCGGTGGACAACCTGGTCCTGGATCCCGACGCCACAGAGATCGAGGACATCACCTGGTGCGCCCGCAAGTGCGTGCACCCCATTGACGTCGTGGCGCGCCAATACGGCGTCGACCCGGAGCTGCTGCGCGGCAACCTCGAGGGCCGGACGTCCGCCCCGCTCGAGGACGCCTACGCAGACCGCCGGGCAGGCGACGATAAGGGCACGGGCCGCCGGGTCGGCAAGACCAACGACCTGATGACCTACTGGAAGGTCTGGAGCAAGACCGGCTTCGGCGACCGGCTCAAGGACGCCCCGAAGGAAAAGCGCGGCTTCTTCGATGCCGTCGGAGAAAACGCCTACATCGTGGTGGCGGACGGCGTGCCGTTTCCGCTCAACGTCTCGCCAGACATTCTGGCCGAGCAGGTAGATGAGGCAACCGGCCTGCCGGAGTCCATGTTCCGGGCCGTGCAGTGGCCGATCCCCTACTGGGCCGAAAGCAACGGCTGGCCCTTCACGATGCTGGCCTTCCACCGCAAGCCCGGCTACGTCTGGCCGGTGAGCCACATCAAGCCGGGCATTCCCGAGCTGCGCTTCCTGTGCTGGGCGTTTTCCTTCCTGGCGCAGCGCGTGGCCGTAAGCTGCGAGACCCTGATTGGCGTGTCGAAGGCCGCCGACCAGGACATCAAGGACCAGATCCTGTCGCAGTCGCAGGGCGGGTTCAAGATCGTGGAGCTGAGCGAGATTCTGGGGCGCAGCGTGTCCGACGTGATCTCGGTGTTCCAGCTGCCCAACGCCACCAACGAGATCTGGAACGTCATCAGCGCCGTCACGGACATGCTCGAGAAGCGGCTGGGCCTGACAGAGCTGGTCTACGGCATGACCAATACCCAGATCAGATCAGCCACAGAGGCTAACGTCCGCGCCGAGCAGATCAGCATCCGCCCGGACGACATGGCCGAGTGCGTCGAGAATGCCATGACAGAGCTGGCTCGCAAGGAGGCCCTGGCGGCCCGGTGGCTGCTGACGCCGCAGGACGTGGCTCCCATTGTGGGCCCGCTTGGCGCGGTGGCGTGGGAGCAGCACGTCATGGCAATGGAGCCCATCCAGGTCGCCCGGGAGTACGAATACCGGATCGAGTCTGGCAGCGCCCGGAAGCCCAACAAGGCTACCCGGGCGGAGCAAATGCAGGCGGCCCTGCAGAATCTGGGGCCGGTCCTGAGCGGCCTGATCGGCTCCGGGATCGTGGATCCGTTCAACGCCCTCGTCAAAGACTGGGCCGACTCGCTGGACCTGGATGCCACGCCCTACCTGGTGCCGCCTCCCCCTCCACCACCTCCACCCCCAGAAATGATGCCGCCAGGCGCGCCGCCGCCAGAGGGACTACCGCCGGATGGCATGCCCCCAGAGGCCGTTCCGCAGCTCCCGCCGGAGATGATGGCATGAGCGACCTCCCATACGACATCTCCGTAGCGGGCCCGGACGTCCAGGCGCACTACCGCAAGCTCGTCAGCGCCGGCCAGACCCCGCGCTTCGCCGAAATGGCCGCCTTGCAGCAGCCACCCGGCACGCGAGGCACGGACAGGGCCTTCATGCAGGGCCGCCTCAATAACCAGCAGTTCGCCGACATGAACAGCCCGCTGGCCCAGCGGATGCTCCGCGAGGCCAAAGCCGCCGGAATCTCCACCAGCGGCCGGTTCTACATGGGCGGCCTGGCCGACAAGCGCGCGCATCTGGATCCAAAGGCGTGGGTCGACAGCGTGGCGGACATAAAGAAGGTGGCGCAGGAGCGCGACCTGCACGTGCAGGGCATCGTCGAATACACCCCGCCCGAGAAGCCGCCCAAGAAGAGTGTCGACATTGCCCCCGACATCCTCCGGGAGCAGGTCCGCAAGGAGATCAAGGCCAACCCCTCGCTCAAGCGCCAGGACGCGATCGAGCGGGTCAAGGACCGAATTGTTCCCCACTGGAAGCGCAAGGCTAGGTAGACCGTGCAAGACAAGGACTTCAAGGCCGACATCCACAGCAGGACGGCGGCAGACTGGACGCTAGAGAATCCCTTCCTCCCCAAGAATGACCTTGGCGTCGAGATGGATACCGGCCGCATGAAGCTCGGAGTGGGCCAGCGATGGGCGTCCACGAATCACCTTCCGCCGCCCGGGTTCGTGGGCTTCACGAACATCGTCGCCCTGACGCAGGCGGCGTACACCGCACTCGCCGTGAAAGACCCCCAGACCCTCTACATCATCACCTAGCATGGCTGCGGCAGTCGGCACAACCAGCGTCCTTTTTCGCGTCGGCAGCGGCTCGCCGTCGAAGGTGTTCCTGGGCAGCGCGTCGGTGCAGAGCGTGCCAGGCGCGCCGGAAATGATCGAATGCTGTGCCGATGTCAACTCGCTGGTGGTGTTCTACCCGCCCACTGACGGTGGCTCCCCTATCTTGGATTATGAAGTCTGGGTCGATAACGCACCGCTGGACGACTACGCCCAAGGCGCCGTTGTCACCGGCCCCGTGTACGACCCTAACTCTCCTGCTGGCTCGCTGACAATCACCGTTGAGGGCGAGTCCTTCGACGGCCTGGATGTGTCGGTGCGCGCCCGCAATGCTATCGGCTACGGCCCGCTGGCCGCTGACATTGTCGGCCAAGTCTGCTAACGGCTTCACATCACCCTACTCTTGCGACATTCACCATGCCGATGAATCCGAGACTCCTGCGTCCGACCGCCAGCGGATTCAATCCCCGCCAGATCAGCGGTCTAGCCCTCTGGCTGGACGGTGCGGACGCCTCGTCGCTGTACACCACCGACGCGGGGCCGGTGACGGCAGTGGCGAGCCCGCTGGAGATCAGCGGGTGTGCGTTGTGGCTGGATGCAAGTGATGCGGGGAGCATCACAGAGTCTGGCGGGCTGGTGAGCCAGTGGGCCGACAAGAGCGGCAATAGCCGCCACGCAACGGCCAGCACTACCGCACGGCCAACGACAGGGACGAGGACTGTTGGCGGCAGGAACGCTCTTGATTTTGACGGGGCTGCCAACTCAATGGCGACCGGCGGGTCGGCGTTCCCCACCGCTGCAACGCACACGGTGTTCCTTGTCTACCAACTGGACACCGCATCGCAATCGCGGACGAGTGTTCTCTTGACGGCGGCAACGATTGCTCACCAAGAAATCCGCGTGGCGGGATTCGGGTCAACCGCGATCAACTATATGTTCAACAACAATCTTGGGACTTCGATGACTTCATCCGTCATCGGGCTTGGTCCCGTTGTTTTTTCGGCTCGGGAAGCATCAGCGTCGATGCGATCTGCTGGGGCGGGCGTGGTGTCTGCCACCAGCGGGAGCGCGGCTGCGTGGAGTTCCGGCTCAATGCTCATCGGCAGCCGCACGGCTGGCAACTTTGTCGATGGCCTGCTCTGCGAAATCATCATCTATCCGACAACGCTCACTGATTCGCAGACCGCATCCGTCGAAGCCTACCTCGCCGCCAAGTGGGGCATCTCTGGCGTCCACGCCCCCGCCACCGCGACCAGCGATCCGGTGGGGTACTGGGGCGACAAGTCAGGAACCGGGCATTTCTCTCAGGCTGTCGCGACGGCGAGGCCGGTTGTTGGAAGCCAGAATGGCCGGAAAACAGTTGCGCTTGATGGCGTGAATGATTTCATGACCGCCGTCAATCCGTTGCCTACATCGATGCCGCTGACGTTTTTTGTTGCCCAGAGGATCGTCGCTGGCACATCGTTTGGGATGACGTACACAATGGCGACAGAGTTCAACGTTCGGCAAGCCGGTGGGGGTGGCGTTCTTTCGATCATTCCCGGCACTGCCATCACAGGAACGTCCCGCACTGGTTCAAGCGACATTCTGTCGATTACCTATCCATCCAGTGGCAGCAATACATTTTTTGTTAACGGCGCCCGTTTTCCTCTGGAGGATACAGGCACGCGGCCAGGGCTGACGGGCACACACGCGATTGGTGTCCGGCGGGCTACGGACGGGACGCTTACGTTTTACGCCAACGTGCAAGTGGCAGAGATACTTGCCTACAACGCCGCCTTGACAGCCTCGCAGCGGCAGCAAGTGGAACGCTACCTCGCCGCCAAGTGGGGCATCACCCTCGCCCCGCAGGTCGCTGACGCCGATGCGCAGGCGTGGGTGAGCCGCGTCTACGCCGCTGGCTCTACGGTGTCGCAGCCGGTCGCTGACGCCGTCAATGACTTCGTTGTGGGCTGCAAGGCAGACGGCATCTGGGATGCGATCAAGGCGTCCTGCATCCTGGCGGGTGCGGACACGCTGGCTGGGGCGTTGGTGCCTCTGAAGGGTGCCGCGCCGACGAATAACGGGCCATTCGTCAGCGGCGACTACAACCGCAAGACGGGGCTGGTGGGCAATGCCTCCAGCAAGCACCTTGCGTCAGGATTCTTTACGGACTCGCTGACGGTAGGAAATGGTCATCTGGCGGTTTACGCATCCACCGGCATGGGGGCCAGCGAAACAGCCATCGGCGCGAACGCAGGGGGCGGCGGGCTTATTATTCGCAACCTGTCTGGCAACATTGGCGTCCGGCTTTTTACCGGCGCGGACGGCGGGCCGTCGTCCGTTGGTGGGGCTACTGGATTTATCGGCGCGGCGAGGCCAGGAAGTCCTGAGTATTCCGTGCGGGCGAACGGCACCACTACGACGCACGGCGGGCTGATTAGCGGACTCAGTTCCAATCAAAACATCTCAGTTTTTGCGCTGAACAATGCTGGCGCAATCGCGGCGCGAACCGCTGCCCGGCTGGCGTTCTACTCCATTGGGGACAGCCTGAATCTTACGCAGTTGGACTCGCGTGTCTCGGCCCTCATCACCGCCATTGGAGCGGCCCTTGTCCCGCAAGTCTCCAACGCCGATGCCCAGGATTGGCTGAACCGCGTGTATGACAACGGCGGCACCGTCAGCACCGGCACGGCGAGCGCGGTCAATGAGTTCTGCAATGCCATCGACGCGGCTGGCATCCGCGACCGTTTCTACAGGCTCAACCTGTTCGCTGGGACGGGGCTGAACGCCGCACTGGTGCCGGTGTATCGGGGGCCGTCACGGACGGGGACGCAGTACGGCAACACCACCGACACCAATAACGGCCCGTTCGTCAGCGGCGACTACACGCTGACCGGCGGGCTCAACGCGAACGGCTCTGCGGGCAGTAGTTCTAAGTACCTTGACACTGGGCTCGCGCCTGACGATTTGCCTGCACTGAGTTCAGTGCATCTGGCAGCATGGAAGGGCGCGGGCAGCATCGGCGGCAGCACTATAGCCCTCATTGGCAGTCGCACGTCTACGCAGTTCTGGTATGTCCGGCAAACCGCCCCCACCGATACCCTGGCTGGCAACATTGGGCATGGCGCGTTCGTTACTGGAGCCAGCGCAGATACCGCCGCCGGGCTAGTGACGATCACCCGCAACACCAGCGGGCTTGTCATTTACAAAGATACCACCAGCGTTGCCACAGACGGTGCCCGCACGCCAACGGCGAACGCCAACGATTTCACAGTGTTTACGTTCCGCAACACTGACGGCACCGTCAGTTCAAACGTCGCCTGGCCCTATGCCATGTATGGCTATTCAGCGGGCGTGCATCTGTCATCCGCCGATGTGACCGCGTACCACGCCGCGTTCGCCGCCTTCAACACCGCGATGGGTAGAGCATGACTCTGGAGGAACTGGCACTGCCGGTGACTGTCGAATGGGGGCGTCAGAACGCCCTCGTCTTCGACGCCGCCCTGGCCCAGCGGCTCGCGGAGGTGCAGGCAGAGCATGGCGATCCCCGCCATGTGCCGGTCGCCGTCCCGCTATCCGGCGGGCGGTTCATGCTACTGGCCGACATCCTGACCGAGTGCCTGCCCGGCGGGCTGGTGTACGGGGGATTCTCGCAGTTGGACGCGGGTCGGTTCTCCGAGATCGCAGTGGTGCCGCTCGCGGATGCCCTGGCCCTGCTGCCGGGCGGATGACCTGCGCGGCGTTAGACGCACTAATCTGCGGCCGGAACTATCCGGCGATTCCGGTTGGTTGCCGACGAAAGAGCGCATGCGTTGGGCCGGGAAAACAAGGCAAATGCTGGGTGATCCCGAAGCAGATTTCGGGATCATTAATTGAGCCGGAAGGCCGGTGCGGCGGACATAAATACCAGTGAGAAGGTCAAGGGCCGGATCGTCCCGCACTGGAAAAGGAAGAAGTAATGCCTCAGAAGCTCGAGCGGCTGAACTCCGTGACTGGTTCCGTCACGGCCACCAACAGTGCGGCCACAAGCCCCAAGATTCCGTTCGGAGCGGTGGCGGGGGGCATGATCCATGTCAGTGCGGTGTCGAGCGCCACGACGATCACGTGGCACGTGGCATTTGGCCAGGAGGAGACCCCAGTGCCGCTGAACGCCGACGGCGCTGCGGTGACCACCACGATTGCCGCCAGCAACGCCTACGCACTGCCCGACGCTCTGTTTGGTGCGCCGTACATCGTGGCGGTTGTCAACGCAGGCACGGCCACGTTCCGGGCCAGCGTCAAGGGCTGATCGTCCAGGATCGCAGGGAGCGTCAATGTACTACGCCGCCCAAGACATCGCCGAGTATCTCATGTCCTCGTACGGTGGCGGCGCTCAGGACAGTGAGCATCGCGCCCTGCGGGCGGCCGTGCATCACGCCTACCGAGACCTGTGCACCTGCCGGGACTGGCTCTGGCACGTCACAGAGGGGTCAGTCACCGGCAGCGGGGACTTCGTGCTGCCGGAGGGCGTTCGGAACCTCGATGCCCTGATTCCCCCAGACACGGTCTCGACGCCCACGATTCACGTGAGCCCGGCCGACTGGAACCGCATCGACACGAAGCTGCCCCAGCTTGACTCGCCCGTGTACTGGACGGTCCTGAAGTCGCCTCAGCACGCAGACCGCTGGCTGCTGAAGCTGGCCGGTGCCCCCGCCTCAGCGACCTACCGCTACACCTACCGCCGGCTGCCGACACCGCTGCGGTACATGGGGTACGAAGCCGCCAGCCGCGACGGCTCGCTCACCGCCAATGGCCTGGTGCGGCGGTACGGCACGGCCACGACGTACCCCGAGTCCCACTACGGCATCCACCCCTACACGGCCCAAGAGGTCATCGGCCTTTCGGGCAGCCTGCAGGGCACTGCGCCAGCCAATGCCAAGACTGTCGTGTCCGACTACCTGGACATTTCGAGCACCATGTACACCCCGCTGCTGTCGGGCGCCGAGACGTGGATGGCTCGCCTGCTGGGCAAGAACGTCGAAGGCTCGATGACCGTCTACGCAAAAGACCTGCGCATGGCATTTGAGGCGGACGTTGTGGTGCCGCTGTCCGGCCTGCGCTCCGGAGCCTACGAGGTCAGTGTCGCCCGCGCACTGGGCTACTACTCGCCATCCGGCCCGGATACGGGGGTGTAGCTATGGCAGAGCCCATGTGGGCCGGGCTGGCCACAAACGCCAGCCCTTATGTCCTACCTCCCGGCGGAGCCGTCGAGCAGACGAATCTCGTCACCTCGACGCCCGGGCAGTTGACGAGTCGCGATGGCATGCGGCCTGTCTCCTTCACGGCGGCGGCGCCAGAGATTCGGGACTGCTACCCCTACGTGTTCAGTAACTCCGTACGGCTGCTTGCGCTGAACGCCAGCGGGCAGATCGTGGTGCTGACCACGCCAGCGTACGGCACGGAGCTGTCCAGCCCCCTCGATCCATCCCTTAGCCCGACTGCCAACCAAGTGCAGAGCAGCTACACCGGCGACTTCTACGATCACGCAGGAGAGCCGCCGTGACTGTGATTGCCTCTGGGTTCGCTGCCACCAAGCCAGTCTCCTGCGCACAGGGAAGGTACGGAGAGCTCATCATTGCGCAGGGCGGTGGCGTGCAGCCCAAACGCTGGACGGGCTCTGGCACGGCCACGAATGCTGGCATTGAGAAGCCAGCGGCCGCTCCTGCCATCTCGCTCAACACCACCAAGCGGTACTACGTCGCCCGCACGGACGTCCACAAGCCAGGGGCCGTGTACAACGCGCCGCCGGAAGTCACGTTCACGACGCCCAGTTCGCCCCCCACTGGCTTCCGGGCCGCGAAGGCTCAGTCATATCTCAATCAGTCAGTGGTCGGGGAGATCTTGGTTACGGACGGCGGCAAGCACTACCCAGCCTGTCCGTCCGTTGGCCTGAGCGCGACGCACGGTATTAACGCGGGCCTGACGGCGGTGCTGGATGGCACGCCCCCGCCAGCCGACGCCATCACGCACTACGAGATTATCCAGGGGCCGCCGTACGACGATGAGACGGACTACCCGACAAATCGGAAGACGCTGTGGTCGGCATGGGGCTCAATCGAGATCCCTATCGCGAACGTCTCGGGCACAATTGCCCGCACCATCTGGGTGTACCACAACGCATGCGGACTGGGCCCTGGCAACATCGCCAGCTACGTTTCGGTTTCGCTTTCCCAGTCGTACACCATCACTGGCGCCACCGGCTCCGGCGCCATTGCGCGGGTGAACTTTTACGGGCAGCGAGTTTTTGAGACCAAGTGCGTCAACGGCACCGCTTTCTCTTGGTCGCACACTGCGTACATGGTGCGGTCAGTGACGGTCAAGGAGCGCGGATCTGGCTACAGCACGACCGATCCCGTCGTGATCACGCTCCCTCCAGTCACGACGCTGGACACGGGCACTGGCCAGATGACGGGGACCGTGCCGTCATCAAAGAATCTCATCATCGAGGGCTATCCGCCCGGGCACGCCAATAACTCCTCGACGCCTCGCTTCGCCGTCAAGCAAATCAACATCACCAGCGGCGGCAGCGGCTACGTCGTGGCCCCCGAGATCAAGATCAACTCCTCGTCGGGGTTTGGGGCGTACGCCACCAGCCGTGTCACCAACGGCGCCGTAACGCAAGTCACGCTTGAGTCGGGTGGCGGCGGATACAAACTGGTCCCTTCCGTGCAAGTTGTGGCGGGCGGGGCGGAGGCGTTTGCCGTCGCCCGGCCGCACTTGCGGGGCAAGTACCAGTGCTACTACCGGTACGTTGACAACACCACTGCGGCCAACGGCGGGCCAATTCCCAGCAACCTGTCGCCCGTCCTGGAGGTAGACGCTGGAGATGGTGCGCAGTCCATGACCTGGACGGCCACTGCACCATCAAACACTGACGGCCGCACCCTGACGGTGGAACTGTGGCGCACGACCGGCAACCAGGCGACGACCTTGTATCGCGTCGGCACGGGCGTGTCGCTGGTGGATGACCTGACCGACGAGGAGGTTCGCGATCCCAAGCGGGCTGGGTACGCCGCCATGCCGATCGTGCTGCCCAACGGCGAGCTGAACGCCAATCGCTTCACCCCGCCGCCGAACAACAAGGCCGTTGTGGTTCGCTACCAGGACCGCTTCTGGTACGGCGTGGACACGGGGGGCTCGGAGCCCAACTCGATCTACTTCTCGGAAGTGGACGAGCCGGAGAGCGTGCCTGACGTCAATGAGCTTGTCCTCCAACAGAACGCCCGAGACGGAGATGCTGTTACGGCGCTGGTGCCGTTTGGCGGCTCAATGCTCGTCATGCAGTCTCGGCACGCCTACTCGCTGTCGTTCAGCAAGCAGCCGCTCCGGGACGCAGACGTCTCGCCCATCGCCAACAGGGGGTGCCTGGGGCAGCGGTGCTGGGACATCCACGAGGGCGTGTGCTACGTGCTGGACCAGTACGGCGTGTACTCCATCTCGCCGCAGGGGGAGATCCAGGACATCTCTTCCCCCATCAACGACATCGTCCGCACGCAACTGGACTGGGCCAACGCCGCCTGGAACTTCGTTCTGGTAGACGCCGTGCGCAAGGTGGTGCGGGTGTTCGTGGCCTTCAAGGCCGACGGCTCGACGGGCTATCCGACCCGTGCGTTGTGCTACTCCATCAGCACGGGCACGTGGTGGGTCGAACGCTACCCGCATCGCATCTCGGCTGGCACCACGCTGCCGCTGTCGAACGGTGACTATCGCTGCGTGTATGGCGCTCAGGGCGGCGCCTTCCTGCTGGGCGAGGGCCACCTGGATGCGGCTCGCGGAGCGATCTCCACCGTCACCATCACCAACAAGGGGGCGGGATACCGCACGCCTCCGACCGTGACGGTCGCTGGCGGTGTGGGCGGCGAGCTCCAGGCGGCCATCAATGCCAGCGGGCAGGTCAGCGGCATCTGGATTATGCACTCGGGGCATGGGTACACCAGCGGCTCGCTGACGATCTCGGCACCGGACGACCCCAACTGCGCTGCCCCAGTCCAGGCGACCGCTACGTTCACGGCCACGACCACCGCCAGCAACACGGCCATGTTTCCCGTGTACCGGTACAAGACAGGCAACCGTGCGTTCCCGACCGACGCCACCTCGAAGACCGGCGGTTCGGTGCAGCCTCGCGACATCAGCCTGACGTACCGGCCCCAGCCTGCCCGCTGCGACATCGCGGCCCGGCTGTACTACAACAACTCCCAGCACGCCCGGCCCAACGTGGCCCACCGCAATCGAGGCGTGGGCTTTGTGGCCAACACGGTGGACGGTGCGTCCCGGCTGGACATGGCCGCCCAGACCACCAAGACCGGCTACGACAGCGGGGTGGCGAAGGCTGTGTTTGCCAGCCGCAGCCTGGACGACATCCAGTCCTCAGACCGCCACGTAGCGGTGGAGCTGGTCGGTGCCCGCAAGAACGCCCAGCCGGTCGTGATCTACGCCCTCGACATCTACGGCACCGCCGAGAAGGGGTAGTCGCATGGCCGGATTCAGCAACCAGCGGCAGCAGTTGCGCAATGCTCTCCTCGCGGCGGGCCTGACGCCCGATGCTGCCACGCAGATTGCCAGCATCTTGGGCAACAGTAGTCAGGGGATGTACCACGCCGGGCCAGTGGAGGTGGACAGCACCCCCGACGACCTGCGGTTCGTGGACCCGGACAAGCGGACGCAGCGATTCCCGCACCTGGACTTCCGCGAGGGCGACCCAGACCATCGTCCGCAGCGTACGGCCAACTCGGAGGAGCGGCAGGAAAAGCA